AGCCCATCGTCCCCTGGGGCGAAATGCCTATCGCGCGCTATTATCCGCTCTCCGTGATTGTCGAGGAAGCATCGGCGCGCATCCTGCGTCAGATAGAACGCAACATCCTAAAAGACCCATCACCATCAATCTACCCGGAGGTCACACATGCACCCTTTTAAGAAGCTACACATCCGACGGGACGTTGGATTGTACGACCACATACCCTACCTATACGGAGTGTCCTACTACGACCATGAGACACGGAGGGCGGTCTGCTACCCAATCGGGATGCACTTGATTCCCATGCTCCTCTGGAACCTCTGGATACTCTCCCTGTCGTTTCGCCCGACCAAGTTTGAGCGGATGATATTCAACGCCGGCTATAAGGCGCGGCAGGAGGGCAACGCCACGGGCTACGCCCAGGGCTACAAGAACGGACTGACCGAATCCAAGCGGATTGACGACCTCGAAAAAGAGTTGGTATGGTCCAAGCGCCTTGCCATGGCCCGCAAGGAGGAGTATCTGAGGGGCATCGACGTCGGACGGAGGATGGGGTATAAAGACGGCGTTCTAGACACGGAAAAGAAGTGGAGCAAGATACACGCGGACGCCATGGCGGCGCGAGGTGACTGGCTATCTTAACACGAAGGAAACGATTGATGTCAACGAACGAAACGATGCCCCCGGTTCACGGATTCAATGGGAATGGAAGCTACGAGGGGCCCAGCGAGGACACCCTGGCGTACATGGGTGGCTACGTGGCGGAGAAGGTTCTCAAGCGGACGCCGACACCCGAGGAGATGAAGTTTGCAATCGCCTGTTACGCTCTCGGGGAACTCACCGCGGGCATTCAGACGATTGAGAGCCTCATCGTCAACCGGGTCACGCTCATTAAGCCCCTGGTTGTCGATGGTGAACTGGACGGATTCGAGACGTTTCCGGTTGAGGACGTCGGCGAAACGCCCGGCAACGCCTGCCTGTCCGTAGTGACGGGGACGGAGGAGATTATGAACCTGCTGTTCGCTAGGGCCGTGACGAGGGCGAAGAAATGAGACGACTCGAACGACTGTTGGGGGCCATGGAGGTTGGGGACCCGCACAAGCGACGTTGGGGCTGGTGGCCGGCCTACTACCGGGATTGCTGCCGCACCCTCGTTTGCTTCCCATGGGGGATTCATCTCTTAGCCCGGTGGGCGGTCTGCGTCTTCCGTCCTTCCGGCTGTCACCCCTGGTACTGGGAGATGAGCATCGCCTATCAGCTAGGCTATAGCGATGGGTTCGTAGAGGGCAGCAACGCCATGGTAGCCGTCTTTCACGAGGCTGGCACCCTTGGAGGCAGCGATGATTGACATTCAAAAGGTCCTAGCGTCGATAGTCGCGTGGTTTCTCGGACTCCTTGGCCTTCGCTGCGGCTACATCGTCCGAGGGCGTCACGTAGTCTTTCGTCGCATCGTTACGGCCGGACAGTGGGATTACAACGTCCCGATGTTCAAGAGGGGGTGGATAGAGAAGACTGGAAAGTATCCGGAAGGCATTAAATCACCCCACCATTAGAAAATGAAGTGTCACCCTCTCACGGGCTGGCATGAATCGTAAATCGTCATAACTTGCTTCCCAGCAGAGGGTTAAGTGAATGCCCACTATCTGGGTGGTATGGGAGTAGAAAATGCGTATCAATCATGTCCCGTTAGGCGACCATGGACCGACGATAGAAATGCGGTTCACCTGCACCGGCTGCCGCTGTGTTATCGTGCGTCCGATTGAGCAGGGTTACGAGCATGGGTGCGGCTGTCACCTTCCCGCCGGCGTCCGCTCGCTCGCCACGTACTGGCCCGACATGCCCCCCTGGTGTCCCAAGGCCGCGGACTCCTACCGGGAACTCGTCAATCAGAAGGGCGAACTCTGGGAGACCCGGCGCCAACCCAAGTCGCCACAACTCGTTAATTGGAAACAGGTTACAACGAAGGGGGTGGAGCAATGAGACCTGGAATCACATCAAGCCGATGGGACCATAAAATAGCCGGCCGCTGCACGCCCAGGCATGGACAGCGGAAGGTCGTAGCGCCCAGAGCGCCAAGACCTGCCCTCATACGCCTGGACACTAGCACACCAGCCGGGCGCCGCAAGCTATCGTTGATACGGAAGTCCAACACAAACAAGGAGTTATGATGCAATTCGCTAAGTTCCTCAAGTCCCTCTTCACCGGTGGAGACTACGAGGAGGGTTATGTGCGTGGCCGGATAGCGCTCATCCGTGAAATGCAGGATGCGCCTATCGAGGAAGGACGGACCGCTATCCGCTGCATGGGCTTCGACGGAGAGGGAGAGGTCTATTTGAACGGCTACCACTGGCCCGAGGCGGCTGGGCCGAATGAGGTGGTTGTGAAGATATTCTTAGGTAAGATGGGCGTAAAGTAGCTGACAGTAAGGAGTTACGCTGCTAGACGCTATCCAAGACCATGCTTCCCAGGGGGGGAGGGTAAGGCCCTGCTGCGGCTCGCTTCGGCCGGTAGGGTCAGAATCTATCAGGTTGCGCGCTATTGATAGGATGTTGATAGGCTGTAAGTGCAATGACGTAAAGGGGTTAGGGTGAAGATTACCTAGATTGACATGAAAAATGGTTTAGGGGTTTTCGGGGACTAGCTAGGGACCCAACGAGGCCCCCGGCCCCTGCCGTGGCTCAACTTTCCCGACCTTTTTCTACGCGCCCATGCCGACCCTGCCCCCATCCTAACATTATGTGTGACGTTCCATGGTTTCTCTCCACCCATTAGTAGTAGAAAAGGTTAGGCTTGTGCCATGCTTGGGCAGGGAATCTACGCAGCATGGCTATGACCATATAGCTCAATACTACTTGTATGACAGTGTAATACAGGTGGCATGTGCCCACCAGTAGGGGGCGTAAGGCAGATTGCCTTCCCTTCACTCCCCTCGTCTTACCTTGTCTTACTTGCTTCCACACTCATTCTACTAACCTTCTACTAACCTTCCTCACCCTTGCCCTGATTGCTTCACCTTCGCCTGTGCCGCGTACATACTCACCCGCGCGCGCCCACGGCTGCGCCCTCTGCGGCTGCGCCCGCTAAGGTTACGCCGAACGCCCGCTACGTTACGCCCGCCCGATAAAGCTACGCCGACGCGACGCCGCGCGCGCCCGATAGCGCCGACCGCCGGAAGCCGGGCCCTCTACGTGCTGCAAGCTCGACATAGCGCCTTATGGGCGGTTGGGGAGTGTGACGTGTGTGTCCTATTAGATGTGAGGACTTAGGGGGACTAGCGCCGGGCTGCGGGGATTCACCTCCCCCATGGGAAGCATGTGAGCATATTGTTCTCCTTGTGGGGCCATCGACCAATCCACGACACCCCATACACAATTGATGGCCTGCCGCTCGATTTGTACCGTTCAGCCACAATTATCTCATCGCACGTTCGCACGGCTTCCTCGATTTCCACGTCTCCAATCGGATGCCATACGAGTACAGCCAACCCAGGATGGCGTATCGACGACGCCGTGTATTCAGGCCCTAAGTCGCTTTCGAGGCCATAAATCTGCCGAAAGTTTCCAAGTGTCAAACCCATTCTTGATGCTCGACGACGAATTCGGCGCAGAACATTGGCGGTTCCGAGCGTCTTTCCGCCTTGCATCGCCTCGCCGCTTAGGTTTGTTTGTTTGCGTTTCATGCTTGTCCTCATCTACCACTATCATACAGGTATCGGCATGGTAAGTCAAGTACCTAACTAGAACTAGCTTCCTGCCGTTCCCGCTCCAATACCCCTCAGTGGAATCATCCCTGCCATGAAAATGACCTCCTACGTTCGCTCGCCTTGCGTTATCTCGTCCTTCCTTGAGTCTTTAGACCTTAAACCGTTCCGACGCAATAGACGCGATTCTACGGCCTTTGGGCGTGTTCTTGTGGATTCCCACATTTTAGAACAATTGACTGACAATTCGCTTGCAAACCGTTCGCTTTGTGAGTACACTTGACTACATGAACACCACTACCCTATCCACTGAGAAGCCGACCGCAATCTGCACTTGTGACTCAATTCGTGAAGAGGAGGCTGTTCGGGCCGCCCTGGAGCCGGTATTTCTGGTCGAATGCTGCACGGCTGCATGGCGGAACAACGACGGATACCCGCAATGGAACATAACGGCAACGTCCACAATCGAACGGCCAATAACGCCAGAGCGAGCGGACGCTATGCGGTGGTTCGCTCGTGGCGTCCTGACTGGATTGACGATTAGCGATAAGGGGGCCGTGTAACCCATATGGATAGCATCACCAGGACATACAAGATTGCGGGGATACCAACCGCCAAGGAATTGGCTGCGATGCCGTTTGGCCGGCGGATAGAGCATCTCAGGGCAATTGCAGACTGGAAGCTGTTCGCTAAGAGCGGTTGGGTGTCGATGAAGCGGGTGTCTAGCGCCAAGGCCGTCAAGGACGCCATCCGGCTTTATGGGGCCGTGGAGTATTACTGCGAGTTTCACGACGAGGATGGATACCGAGACGATTCCTTCCAATTCTGGTACACTAGGAAAGACCATGCCTAAGCTACTCGAACTCACGGACCCGCGATACCTTCGCCGACTGGCCAAGGAAATAAATGCCATGGCAGGTAATGGCGTTTATTACGAAACCCAATATCATGGGAATAAACGGGTTATACATGCGAAAACCTTTCGGTATGAAAATCGAAATGGTTGTCCCCTTCGCCTACTTCTACGTTTTATGGGCGACGACCTGGAGGTATATCGCCCTGGTTTCCCTGAAAATGGAAAACTGTTTAATGGGACGTTTGACGAAATAGCAGCCAGCAGGGAGATTCCGATGAGACTACGCAAGCACTTTTACGCTCTGACCGCCAGTGATTCCGCAAGCGAGACGGCAAAGGCTTGGCTGAAAGAGCAAGGGAAATCAAGCAATGCCTACGCAGCAACGGCGCTTGCGGCACGGAGAATCGCTGCGAGATTATCAGGACGCAAGGTGCTGGAGTTTAAGGCAACACTATGCGAGGTAAAGCCATGCGTGACCTGACCAAACAGTACCAAGCCCTAGGGACCCCTTGGGGCTATCCTGATTCAGCCGTGGAGCTAGCGCCGGGTATCGTGGAAATCTCCACCCCCAGCCATGGCGGCATTCACCTATTCCCTGATAGGCAATCCGAGGTCGAGCGGGTCATGCCGTTCTTTCGCCCCTTCGCCGGCGCTCCATGGTATGAGGAGGATTGCGACTGGGCTATCGTTCTGCTAGTATTTCCGGAGCTAGAGAAAGCGTTCCTGCCCGCTACCCTCTTTGACGCCGTGATAATCGCCCGAGGCACGGCCAGCTTTTCCCTTAAATGGAAGCCGGTTGTGGATTGGCTTGAGGGTCTAGGTGGAGCAGAGGTTCGGCAGCGTATCGGCAAAACCATCATGGAGGGTAAGGCATGAACACCAGCGAAGCCAAACGAATCATCCGCAATGAACTAGCGAAGCGTGGACTAAGCAATAAGCTGACGGCCAAAACATTCCAGACTCTCGATGGCCTAATCTTTGTGAAGATTCACGAATGGAAGCCCGACCCCGTATGGGAGGAGTTGTCCGGCGTTGCGAAAATCAACGGGTTTCGCCTTGAGGCATCTGGGGTATTCATATTATGAAAACCATCGAACGTAAAACACGATTCGTTTCCGGCTGTAGGGTCACGCTCCATCGTGTGAGCTATAATGGTGACGCCTTTACGAATCGCTTCCTGGTGCGACGGCCTATCATCCATCGTCGCCATTGGCTGAAAGACTTGATTGTCAACTCGAACATGATTCACAGTGTAGGGTGTAGCGGACCGGGTCAGTTTTACGCACACGACCCCATCTTCCGTCGCGTAGGGCGAGGAAGGGTGCTTATCACTCAAAGTTGCGGGTGGGACGTATGAAGAACCACGACGAGATTACCGCCGACGACCTAACCCCCATCGTGGACGCCTTGGTCGCCAAGGACAAGGACCTTGCCAACCGGCTATTGAATAACCTATGCTGTAGCATCCGGGCGCTGAAACAGTTTGAGGCATTCCATATTGCGATAACATGCAAACGATTAGCAAAGGAGCGCGTAGCGTGAAAGAACGAACCAACAAAGAACGACGAAAGAAAGCGCTCCTCGCGCTTCGGCCTTACGACGACAAGCGAACGAGAGAGCGCACGGCAATGGCCATTGTGGACCTGCTGACCGACCTCTTCCACCTTGCCGACAAGAAGAGGATTGACATGGACCAAGCATGGAAGTTAGCGGGCAAGCACCACGAGGCAGAACGGGCAGAGGAGCAAAATCAATGACCACTGACGAAGCCGTCAAGGAACTCAACGCCATAGGGGCCTGCTTCACGGCCAAAGACTGGACCATGATGCAGACTTCGCCCGAGGAGGCTTGGCGCACTTGCCCCCGCGCCGACTGGATGGCATGGCTGATTGCGGCCGTCTGTAAGAAGGATAGCATAGAGCATACTGACCTCGTCGTAGCTCTGTGCGATTGCTTTGAGAGTTTTGGCGAGGATGTACTACCCAAGAACGGCCGCATCACGATACGGAAAGCCGTCCAGGCGGCGCGTAATTGGTCCTGGTGCCCATGCCGCGACCTAGAGCGCAACGCCCTTGCGGCCGGGAGGCGAGCGGATAGACTGAAACGACCTCGAATTGGCGAGGCGTTTGGACAAGACGCCATTAGCGGCCTATCCTTCATTTGCACAATACCGGGCGACAATGAACCGACCTACGCCCATGCGGCCGTCTGGGTAACGTGCAACGACGTTTGTCGCAAGCGCAACGAGGACATTGAAAGCCTATTGGCATACTTTAGTGTGTGTGCCGACATCATTCGCAAACGATTCCCCCAATACCCACAACTCGATAGGTAAACCATGAAGACCATCGTTTCACGTTACCTTGCCTCGTCCGTAACTAAGCCGGCCCGAATGGTGGCCACCGACAACGATGGGAATAAGGTCACGTCGAGTTACGACGACTCTAAATCGAACGCCTGGAACCATGACGCCATCGTTCGGAAGCTATGCCGCAAGTTTCATTGGAGCGGTTCCTTGCAATCAGGTCCACTCCTGAAAAATGGAACACTCATCGGAACCGTCTGGGTCTGGATAGACGGGGACCAGATTCAAACCATCCAGTCATGGGACTAAGCATCATGCCAGAGAAAAACAAGGCCATTGACCTATCGACGGTTATCCTAAACCAGATGTGCGAATCCTGGAGTAGCTACGGCGGGGTCATGGAACCCTTCACGGAGAAGGCGGCAATCGAGATTGCCATCAATGAGCTACTCGACGCGGCCGATTCACTCGGCTTAATGGTGTCGGTGACGGGCTACGCGAATGACGTGCAAGGCGTAGTGATTCACAATAGGGAGTGGAAGAAATGAAGCTAGACTTACTAAACTTCCGTGACCTAGTAGCGTCCATTGCTTCCCACCTTGGCGAAGGCTGGCGTCTCGACCCGAAAACCACCAACGGATGGGGCCGAATCAACCACGACGGAGGGAGAGGTCTTGACCTCTATCTGTCCACCTACAATCACAAGATTGAGATTACAGGCACATGGCCTAAGACGGAGCGGGGAGAGGCTATCCACTTCGGCGACAACAACATCTACGTCTCGTCCACGAGAGCAGGCAAGGCAATCGCCGGGGACATAACACGACGGTTCCTGCCAGAGTACAATGCGAAGTTTGCAATGGCCCAAGACAAGGTACAACGGGTAAACCAAGCAGTACGAAACCAGGCTAGCGCCCTCGGTGAACTCATCGAAGAGATTCACCTAGGTGGCATGTTCTCAGAGGGACACCAGCAGCCGGGGGAATACAACGACCATTGCCTGAGCGTGAGGGTGTCGTTCGACGAGAAACCCGAAGAGATTCGCGTTCGACTCAAGATTGCCGACCTGACCGTGGACGTCGCCAGAAAGCTACTGGCCGTCTGGTGCGCCTGGCAACGATTTAATCAAGTTACCCAAGAAGAAGACCGAGAGGAAGACAATGCCTAAAATCTGTTACGTTCCCAAGAAGTTTGGCGACAAGTCCCTAGAGCGCATCAAGCAGGCCAACGTCATCATCCTGGAGTACATGGCGGCAGGCTACAAGCTGACGCTGCGGCAACTCTACTACCAATTTGTGGCAAGGGACCTCCTGGAAAACACCATGAGGAGCTACAAGGGGCTGGGTGACACCATCAATGACGGGCGCCTTGCCGGCCTTATCGACTGGAATGCGATTGAGGACCGAACGCGCAACCTTAAATCCCTCGGTTTTTGGGGTAGCCCCGCCGACATCATTGAAGCCTGCGCGAGCCAATACCGCATCGACCACTGGGCGAGTCAGGACAACTACGTCGAAGTCTGGATTGAGAAGGAAGCCTTGGCGGGGGTTATCGAGCCGGTTTGCAATCGCAATTATGTTTCCTTCTTTGCTTGCCGTGGCTACACGTCCCAGAGTGAAATGTGGGGAGCGGCTATGCGGCTGAAGGAGCGGGAGGACTCCGGGAAAGACGTGTTCGTGATTCACTTAGGCGACCACGACCCCAGCGGCATCGACATGACTAGGGACATCCAAGACCGGTTTGCGGTGTTTGGATGCAAGGCCCTCGTCCGGCGCGTGGCATTGAACTTCGACCAAGTGAAGCGCTACGCCCCTCCACCTAATCCCGCTAAGGTGACGGACTCCCGCTACGCCGAATACGAAAAGGAGTACGGGGAGGAGTCATGGGAGCTTGACGCCTTAACCCCGGAGATTATCACCAACCTAATTGAGAGGGAGATTGATGGGTTGCGGGATGAGGACGAATGGGCCCACTCTCTAGCCAAGCAGGATGCAGGGCGAAAGCAGCTACGCGCGATTACGGACCGATGGGGCGAGGTTGTTGACTACTTAGGGGAATAGCAAAATGGAATATCAGGAACCATGGGTATGGTTGGGAGAGAACGAGGAGACCGGCAAGGCTGACTCAGGGGATTGCCTCCTGATTGCTTCCCATAACGGGGGCGGACCGGCCGTGTTCCTTGGATGGGATGAGCGCAACGCTGCCACGCTCACAAGGATGCTTACGACCATCCGCACCATCTTGGACATACGCCAAGCTGGCCGGGTGGAAATTGCCGTCGATACGTGGGATGCCTTGCATCATGCCGTCCATAAGCTATTGGCCTGCAAGGAGAAAGACGCAGATTTACCGGCCTTGCCCGAGGGGATTGCTGGATTCGTGAGTCTTGCCAATTTTCCTGTTGACAAGATTTAAGAGAATCGCTATTCTATCCGGACATCGTTTATTTTCCAAGTTTTCAAGGAGGTTGACATGCCAAAGGACAATGTTCCCAGCGAAGAACTCGACGACGAACTCGACGACGAAGAAGAAGACGAAGATGAGGAGGAGTAGCCTCCGTCCGGCTTAATTGCTCCCCGGCCGGCCGTTGCTACAAGTCACGGAGCGGTCGGCCGGGTTTTCTTCTAACCCATGAAAGAACACTACAATGTCCGAAGAGATGTGCCCCTGCGGAAAGCCGTTGCATTACACCGACGAGGCGGAGAAGGCGTTTGTCGATTCAATGGTCGATTCACTCGGGCTTGAGGTCGAGATTGAGGTAAGGGGCGTCGGGGTCTTCTCCGTCAATCGACACTACATTGCCCTGCATGGGTTTAAGGGAGAGGACCTAGAGGAGTTGGCCGCTAAGGGAATCGTCAGGAAGATTCGCGGAGTAGAGCGGGAGCCCACGAACATATCGGACTCGGAATCCCTTATCGTCCTGGTCAACCGTTTGAAAAACGGAAGCGAAAACATCATCGCCGTACCAGACCGTGAAGGCGGGTGGCTGCCGCTCTTGGCGCTGGGTGATATGATAGAGAACACCAATAAGCTATCCGTGGTCATTGAGGCCGGGATGCGGGCCTGCGATGATACGGGCGAGTTGGTGGTGTATAGATTCACGAATCGCGAGAACATCACGGAGGAGTGCTATGAACGGCTTGCAAACATGGGAAGCCATGAGCCCAAGGATACGGTTCGACCGAGAGCGTAGGGCTATCATCTCGGAGAATTACCCGGTTGCTGTCCTAGAGGATGGCCGCTGGACGGTATCGACGGCGGCCGAGTGCCCCGTCCCTATGGAAACACTAAACCAAGCTATCGACATTTTCAACAGCCTCTACGACGGGTCCGACCCTGACGAGTTGGCGCGGTTCCTTGAGGCATCTATCTGGGGAGTAGAATAGTGTCCGAAAAGAAGAAACGAAAAAAACAGCGGATGCGTGGCGTGGAGCGAATCGCCCTTGAACGCAATCGTCAAGTATCTGAAGAAAACTACTCCACCCTGTCCGACATCGAACACAACAGCCACGGGGAGTTGGGCAACGCGGCAGCCTGCTATGCCTCGGGTCGGTTCGTCTTCAAGCTGGGCATCCAGCCCGCAACAACCGTAGGACCGAACGGAAAATCCGACATCGGTCAGGTGATATTCTCGGAGATGTGGCCCTGGGATAGAGTCTACGACAAACGCGAGAAGCATAGCCGAATCCGTCAACTCGAAATCGCAGGCGCCCTATGCGCCGCCGAGATTGACCGGCTTCTGGCGATAAAGAAAGGAGAAAGGGAACATGAACCTGACGGCGGATGAGATTTTGGTAATCCTGGACGCATTGAGGCATGAGTACGGTTTCGGTTACAGTGAGGCCACGAAATGCGGTGTTAGCGTGGGACAACTGCAATCCAAGTTGTCTGTCTGGCTGGAAGTGCAATCCATGCGTGAATCTAAGGTTGCACCTAAAAAAGAAGGTGCGGCATGAGCCAAGTGATGAAAGACGGAATGGAGGCGTCGTTTCTGAAGGCCCGCGTCTCGACATTGGGAAAATCGGCAGCAGGCAGGAATGCCTTGCGGTTTCTCTTGTCCATGACGTCGGCAGATACGGCCTTCCGTCTTGATTTCCATAACCACCTTGCCGTCATCGACCTAATGCAGGCATGTTTCGGTGGGCACGTTTCGGAAACGAGACACGCAATCTTGGACGAACTATTATGCGTCGAGGACGGTACGGACGCATAGGGCGCAATCCTGGGGCTGCCGTTTTGGCAGATTAGGCTGAAAATGATGGAATTGAAGGTCGAATGTCGATTTTGCAAGTACGGCCAGACTTACGAGCCAAGAGACGCAGTCCATTGTCACCGCTTCCCACCAACGATACTAAAGGTCAATCCCTATGGTGGTACGCACACGGATTTCACGGTTGTTAAGCCCTCTGATTGGTGCGGTGAGTTTGCCTTAGCGTCCGACAGGATTAAACCGAAACAATGAGCGTCATTCATACCCCATCGGCCCTCGTGGGGAACCGGCGGTAAGGGCGGGTCTAGTTTGTGGTGAACAGGGGACTCGTCCACCGTATCGGTATTGAGCGTATGGAACGGGGGTGGAAGGCGACCCGAGCCTGCGACCGGGAAGTACAACCGGACGGGTTTTTGAATCAGCGAGGAAGAAAGCCGACTCCATTAGCCCTACGGGCGAATCCTCGGGGGATGCGGCTTCAGGCAGGCCGATGGGACCGTCAACAAAAAGACGGAGAGCCTGCTGCGAGGAACGTGACCAAAACTAAGGAGCAACCGCAATCCCACATCACGGCAGCGGTGACAGCCGGCAGAGATTCCGGCAATTTTGAATCTAGCATCATGCAGAGCATCCATGAGCATCCATGACCAACTTGTCCCGCTGATTCGTAAGGCCGGCGTCCGGCACGTCGCGGCCAAGGCTGGCGTCTCGCTGGGCGCACTCTCGGAATGGCTAAACGAACTCAACCACCGACGGCTGGGAGATAAGCAGGTGGACGCCATCGCCGACGTCCTAGCGGTTGACGTCCATTTCGTCCAGAGACGTGCCGCTAGGCCGGCGCGCACCTTGCCTTAAGCCGCGCCTTATCGTAGCACACTCTATCGTAGTGCTGCGCCCGTAGAGTTACGCCGCGCTGCTACCCATAGCGCTGCGCTACTCCCGAACGTGAGACTTGCTTCCCAGTGGAGGGACATAACGTCGTAATCCCTACTGCTGGGAAGCAACGTACTTTGCGCGCGTCAGAGTAGCGCGCGTCAGAGCGGAGCGCGGCGCGGCGTGGACGCGCGGCTCGTAGTAGCATGGTCGCGCGGTGAAGCGTAGCGCCATGAGCGCATAAGAATCCTTGGTCCCGGCACATTGTTTTAACGTCGGAGCCAATGCCGTCCGGGTTCGCATCATATTTCAGATGCACTTCCCCGCACGACCCAACGGCATCTATAGCCGTTTCCTTCGCCGACGAATCCCTCTTTGGGATTGACATGCTTTCGCGTCTACGGGAGCTTTATTCCCTCGGCACGGCACATGCTAGTTTAGCCGTTTTGCCCAGCCTGGGGCTATGTCTCGTTGGGGGTCCGCTGCTTATCCTGGACATGCCCAACGCAATCCTGACAGCTTGTCAGTATACTACATTTCGAGGCAAAAGTCAAGCCCAATAATTCCGGATTTTTGGTTTATCCCTTGACAGCCGACCTAATTGGTTGTAGAATCGACAGTTAAGCATGGTTAGAAAAAGCCAAGAACCGCCAAAACTGAAGCCAAAGAAGCAAATTAAATCGAAGGACCAACCCCCCAATGGCACGGCCTAAACTAGAAGGTGTTGTCGTCACGTATGAGGAAATCGCCTCCCTCTGCAAGTGTTCCATCAATCAGGTGCAGCAGGCCGCTACACGCTACAAGCACGACCTGAGCGTCCAGCCGTGCGACATTTCGTCCTTGCGGTCGGTGTGCCTCTACATCGCCGCCAAGGCGGAGCCAGAGCTTCGGGAGAAGATAGCCGCCCTGTCGGTCCCGGTCATCTTCGACCGTGGCGTCTCGGGCCCTGGGAAGCTCCCAAGGACCTATTGAATCCAGAACTCAATCCCGAGGGGCTTGTCGGACGCCGGGGGATAATTCCTAGCGTCGTCGAACATCCTTTGAATCTCCCGGACAAGCTCCTCGCGCTTTGCTTCGCTGTAATTGGCGTAGTTTGCCGTGAAGTTTCTCCAGTTTGCGTATCCTTCCCCGTTATCCCTTGGGGTGCTGACGAAATTGAGACGAGAACGGCTTAGCTCCCTGGAGGGGTCTAGGCCCACCAGGGCGCCTCCGCTAGTCCTCGTCGTTGCGAGCCAAGCGGCCGGCACGGCCAAGGCCGACAACATCCGGCCGATGAATCCTCTTCGGTTCATAGGGTCTCCTTTCGGGATATTCAAGTGACAGGGCGTCGGCTTCGCTGGCGATTTTCTCTAGGTGTGACTTGATGCCGGACGGAAGCCCGAGTATCGCATCGACAGCCGTCCCGAGACGAGTTAGCGCCCAGACGGGCCAAGCAATCAACAACTCCGCAAAGTCGGATACCGATTCCGCCTCCTGTTCATGGATTCCCACCACAACCGTCTTCAGGCGATTTTTGACGCCGACTACGGGCGTGGATAGGGACACTTCCATTGCTTCCGACATGACAGACCTCCGTGCTGTTAGGGATTTTGATGAGTGGGCAATCAGGGATTTCCTGATGGCGGGATTATAGCACTTCGCTCCTTTTCATGCAATATCTATTTTCTCGTAATCGACCGGCGCAGACGAGCGTTGTCAAACAAGATGCACGACGCAATGTCTTTCGTGACGTCCTGGTTGCCTGCTACGTTAATCCATGGGCCGCGGCCGATGTTTTCTCTCCAGGGGACTAGCCTCTCGACGTAAACCAGCCGGCGGAAGCCATGGCCAGAGAACCGACCGTCCGGGTACGGGACGTTGGTATTGAACCTCTCGCGGACGTCGTAATCCCCAACAAGGAAGACTGGCGAGGTTCCGTACAAAGCCGGGTGGATTCTCACAACAAACCGCTCGACGCCATGTTGGTGCATACTGACAAGAAGGGCGCAATCCTGCCGGTTCCAGGGGGAAAGCTCCAGGAACCTTGATTCGTAGTCTGGGTAGCATCGTTCAATGATGGAGTAGCGTTCAACACGCGCCGTCCAAGAGGGCTTTACGGCGATGGGTTCCGGCATCTTCTGGACCATCGGGATAAATGGGACCAAGCCGGCGATAGACGACTTTTTCAGGAAGTCCCTTCGGTTCATAACTAATCCTCCTTAGAAAGTTTTTGCGACCTTCACCATACGAAACTCCGGACAGCCGCACGTCTCGCAGTGTCCGGGGTGCTTGTTTTGTTCCGGCGCTACCGTGTTGCATAGGTTGCAGATAAACACGACCAGTTCTGGTTCTTTTTCGCTATTCTTCGCCATCTATCGCGTCCTCAAGTTCCTGTATCCGCATATCCCATCCATCAACCTCCGGACTAAAGGCACCAACAAACGCCTTCATAACTTCAAGCTCTCCGAACGCGGATGTTTGTGCTAATTCTTCACGGACTAATTGAACGCACGCATCGGCCGCCTTTTGTGGGCTATCGTACTTCATTCTTCTTCCTTTACTATATGGCGGGGTGTGCGCACTCCCGGCAGTGGTATACCGCTTTTTCACTCAACTCCAAATAAGCCGGTTGCAAGCTATCGCGAATTGCTTGGCCGGTTCTTCTTTGTCAATCCGAGAACACCCCATATTTTGTAGCCGGGTAACTGACCCGCTCAACCCATAGTCGCATTACCCGGCGAGCCTCGTTACGAACGAGGTTATAGCAAAGAGGGGCGGGCGACGTCCACGTAGGGTTGGGACGTAAAGTCCACGGAGACGGGTAGGCTCGCCACGCCCCAGGATGATTCATGCTGACAGAGCCTCCACGATTCCCTCTTCCTCGATTCCGATGCGGGGCATGGTGTAAGTCCGGTCGCAAACCAGGGATAAATCCCCCGGTCGCTGGCCGATAATCAAGCCGATGCACCTTGCCTTTTCGGACTTTCTCCAGGAATTGAATTGTTGTACCATGTCGGACGGTAGGCTGCAAATGGCATCGGTCAGAAAAATGACGTCAGTCTTTCCTTTCGGGCATCCCAGGGATGGCCATATCTCGGGAAGCTCCTTAATCGGCACGTCCCGGCAACTTCCACCGCTGTAGAAGTGTTCCAGCCATTCAATGAGTAGTTCCTGGTCCCAGGAGCCGGGTGCCATGACGGCCGTCGTCGGCGGGCATCCCCCGGAGTAGCCTATCAATGCCACCCAGCGGGATTGGTGTCGGGCAATCCATGACATGGCTAGGGCAAACGCCTTGGCATTGGCAATCGGCTCGCCTCCCATGGAGCCGGATTCGTCCACGACCACGACGATGGGACCTCTGGCCACCCGTTCGATGCCGTGGTACTCCCGGCACATGCAGGAGTTTTCGGCTATCCGGCGAAGCAGGTCGTCCTCTAGGTCCGGGTCCCCGAGAAGCGCCAGTTCGCTGGGAAGCAACCGGCCGGGGTCGCCGTCCAGGACCACGCCTACCATGTCGTCCATGCCGTGTAGGGTTTTCCTTCTCTGGAGAGCCGCACCGCATCGCCTGTAGCGTCCCGCTAGCTCCATGATACGTCGAAGCGTCTCATTGTTCCGGACGCTCTTAAATAGCTCCTGGAGCTTCCCAGCGTTAAACGACTTGCCGGCCACGGCGCCATCCCCGCCCATTCCCAAGGCGCTCATGGCGTCTTCGGCGCTTTTGACACTTTCCTCGGCGTCTGTGATGGCATCCCCAGCGGCCGCCATGACTTCCAGGGGGTCCGGGTTAGACTTGCTCGTCGCCAGCTTCATCCAGCGGGACGAGAGGTCTACGGTCGCAATCCTTGCCGTCAACTCGTTCATTACCGTGTGCGTCCGTAGCGCCTGGAACTCGGGTGTCTCTAGGAGTTGCCGCACAAACTCGCCCCTTTCCTTACTGGCGCAGTTTTCGGCTAGCCTCGGGCTTGTCTGAAAGGCTGCGTTAAATAAGTCGGAAACAGTCAAGGACTCCGGGGACTCGGGAGACAGGGACGGTTGGCCGGCGGCCACTATGAAAGTCAAGCCTTCCTGGTGAACGGTGGGAACCCCAAATAGCTCTCGCAGCCGTTCGGTCTCGTGCAGGACCTCATTTCCTTTACGGATTCCCCAGGAATCCAGGCGCAGGGCCGTGGGGCTTTCCGGCATGGAGGGGTCAACGAACTCCTCGGGCTCGACCTCTACGGCCGGTGGAGCTACGCCAAGCTCGTCAAGTAGTGAAGCAATCTCAGGGCTCATGGTCGTGATGGTGCAGGTCGTGCTTCAGGTCGGCTATCTGACGCTGAAGGCGATTGAGTGTCAAGTGGAAACAAACCCACGACACGACGTTCGCCACGGTGACGAAAAGCAGGACGGTGTCCAATAGTAGTAGGTGGTCGTTTTGTGGAATCATTGTGGGTTTATCCATTCCGCTAGTCTCTGAAGGGCCCCGTCGATTCTGGACTTCAGGCCGTCGCGTTGCTCCCGGCAGACGGCGAGGTCCGCGCGAAACTCCGCGCGGTCTTGAAGTAGCTCGTTAATTACGATGACCGGATTCACTCCTTCGCGTTGTCCTCCGCAGGAGTAGCAGGGGCACGGATTTTCGCCGTGCGCCACGGTTGAGATGATTTCGCATTTACGGCAGAACATGAACCTCTTGCCGTTCTCCATGCTGCCATCACAAGCAAGGACCGTTCCGCGAAGCGAGGCGACTTCATCCCGAAGGGCTGAGTTTGATGCCGAGAGCGTTGCGATGGTCTCGTTGAGTTTCCTGGACGTGGACTCTAGGGATTTAATCCTAGCGTCCTTGGAGGCATTGTCGTTGAGTAGTTCCTTCTTTTTATTGAACATCTCACGCACCATGCCCCTCACGTTCACTACGGCGCGCGCGGCGCCGCATTTCTGGCACGGCGCGTATTGGTTTCCCGGTGATATAGATTCTCTTGAGAGAGTGCCACAGTTTCCGCAATGCAGGTCAACCGCGTAGAACGTCGAGGAAAGAATAGCTTTATTGCGAAGTGATTCCACTTCAGCCCTGCTTTGACGCAACTGTACGGCCATGCTGTCGCGGTCTTCGGTCAGCGAGGAAACCAGAGTTTGCTCAGTCTTCAATAACGCAATTAGATTCTGCTTTTCCTTAGCGAAATCGCGCTTCAGGTAATCGGAATAGTTTTTGGCGTTCCCTAGTTCGTCGCGGCAGACTTGCAGCTTCTCGCGCATCCGGTCACGCTCGAAAGCCATTCGCGCAACGGACTTGTATTTCTCGTTGACGTCTTCATGGTCAAATAACTTCTCCAGCGATTCCACGCGACACTCGATAAGACACTTCTCGACGGACTCACCCAGCGACTTTGCTACCTCAACAACAGTGGGCGTCCATGAACTTGGCGCGATGGCGGCAATGGACTCCAAGACCGACGGGCATATCCTGCCCCAGTCGGGATGACTCATGCTCGCCAGCATATACTGCGCCACTTTTACTGCGTTGTTCTTAGTTGTTTCATCCATGATATTAGCGAATCGCCTCCTCGGGTACGGGTTTGCGCATGAAACGTTGCACAATGGCCGATGATACTCCGCTGCCGTGATTTGTCAAGAGGCTAATCTGACTCCAGACCGGGCCTCTTTGTTGATGCAGCCGGTGCATCCCGTCCAAGATTTTCATTAGTATTTCCTCGGGGTCCATGGCTCCCACGTACAACTCGCACCATACCTCGTTGGCTTGTCGCTGCCTCTCCGGTTTGCTCTGTTCCGCCATGTTACACCTCAGTTCGCTTGACGATGGACTCCGCCACCTTCCCAATCATGTCCTTAACGTGGACGGCTCCCCGCGTGGCGCGAACCCCCTTGACCTTGGAGAGCTTCTTGTGGATTTCCTTCAGCTTATTGAGGTCTTCACAGATTTTCGGAATGTCCGCACGGTGAAGGTCGAGGTTGCGGATAATCTCCTGACTCTCCAGGATGTAGCTGTTCACCTTCATGGAGGAGGGGTTCGCAATCTTCCCGACTATCTCGAACAGCTTTTTTGCCTGTTCTTTCGGGTCCATCCACAAGGTGTGCGAGAGAACGGCAAGGTGTTCTGGTTTAACCTCGTCGTCCCCCTCCAGGAAGGCAAACGCCTGCGCCGCCTTTTTTGACTTGCAAAGTCGCCGGTCCCCTGGTACAATTCCTTCCTCCCGAGACTCCTTCAGGATTGAGTTAAGGCAATCTTTCGCGTCCTGGGTCCAAGGGATACCGGCGACGGCTTCCATGCCAACATTGATGTCGGATTCCGTAATGTACGTCGTAAGGACCGGTCGATGGTCTCCGCCCCAGAGGAGCAAGTCAAGGCCATCGTCCGTGGAAATCGGATTGACGTTCTTGCGGAAGGTGAATCGGTCGAAGAAGGCGCCTAGCTCCCTACTGTCCTCGCGTTCGTGCGGCCATAGGTTACTGGCCGCAATGCACAGACGCAAGGGGCACTTCACTTCAACACCGTCGTTGAGGAAGGTGCGTTCATTGAGAATCTTTAGGGTCGTGTTCTGGATAGAGCTAGACCCGTTGAATATCTCGTCAATGAAGGCGATATGGGCCTCGGGCAGCTTCCCCTTGGTGATTCGTCGGTAGACGTCCGCGCGAAGTCCGCTGACGCTCACGGGGCCGCACACTTCCTCGGGGGTTGTGTACTTTGTGAGAAGGATGGAAAATATCTGGCCACCCTTCAACCAAGAAACGAAACTGTCCGCCAAGAGGCTTTTGGCCGTTCCTGGAGGCCCAACCAGGAGGACATGCTCCCCAGACAGAAGACCGAGGAGGCATAAGTCAATCTCCTCGGACCTCTGAATAAGGGATTCGTTTAGGTCAGTGCGCATCGAAGCGTACTTGCCTCGAACGATGTCGATTACGCCGTCTTCCGTCGCCATCGCTTAGCCTTTCTCGATTCGTTGATGGTTTCGATAACGGTCTTGGCGTGATGCTTCGAGAGGATGGAGTTGCAATTCCTCCAGTCGCGCAGCTTCACGTCCGACCGTTTCAGGAAGGCTCGGATGCTATGCCGCAGGGCAATGGCCTCTTCACTCTCCTCGGTGATGGAAATGCCGTAGACCCGGTCCGCGATGCCGCGAACAGAAAACCCTCCATTGCGGGCCATGGCAAGGATGCGCATCTTGCGGATGTCGTTAAGCATCGTCTTCACGGCTTATCTCCTAGGCTAAGGGCGAGTTTCAGCATATAGAACGCTTGCTCAGAAAGGTATCCCCTTACGTCGGCGCGTTGCTCTCGCAATCGCTCCACTTCCGTCAACTCCGGCTTGATGGGCTCTTGTGATTCCATGAGGAGAGGCGCCGTTCGTGGCACCTTCCGTTTTCTGCCGGCCTTGACTGCCTTACTCCGTTTCGGCTTGGCCAATCTTCCTCGGGTCCGATACACAACATTCCCCACGGAACGCATCGTCGCCTCCGGAAACCGCTTCTGCACAATGGGAAGCAGCTTCGAGGGTACGGCTGTTGGGTCCTTCTCGACCAGCTTGATGGTCATTTCCGTTTGGGGCGTAAACTTCGACATGGCTTTAACTCCTAGGCTGCGCTATCTTCTGAAACGCCGTCTTCCGGGCGCAGTTCCGTAATGCGGCGGTACAACTCGTCTTTGGCTTTATCGAGTGCATCCTGCAACGAACGCTTCTCCGCTCCTAAATACTCACTGTAGGCGTCCACCTTGTTATAGATGGTCGTCCATCGGTTCTTAGCGCGTTCCATGGTCGAACCGCGCGTCGTGTCGTCCCATTCGGACACCGCGCCGTTAAGTTCATCCACGAGGGTAGCGATGCCGGCCTTAATAGCGCCGCGAACGCTCTCTTCGCCCTTCTCGTCACCCCTTGGAACCGGGAAACGGCAAATCTCACCACCCAGGGAGGACATGAACGCCTCAACCTTTGCGGTGAACTCCCGATGCTCAATAGGTACAAAGTACGCAACACCCTTACGCGGATTGATAGGGAACAGGTCAGCGTTGTCGTTGAATAGCTTCTGGACAAGGCGCGTGATGTCCTGTCCGGTTCTGGTTTCTTTGGCGAAGTCTACGAGCTTCTGGGTCTGTTCCTCTAGGACTCCATCTTCCTGACAGGAGACGCTTCCCGTCTCCGCGTCCAATTCCATCTGACACTCGTAATCGAACTCCAGCTTGCCGTCCTCCAGTTCCTTGCGGGTGAATTGGTAGATGACGGGTCCGCCTTTTTTCTTCCCGCTCTGATTCAGCCGGTCGATGCTCCGGTTTTCCTTAAGTGTCTTACAGGCGCGCTTGAAAGCGCTCTTGGGAGACAACTCGGAAGCCGCATCTGGGTCAAGGCCGGCCTCACGCAGCGCGTCGATGACGTCATGGTACGGGATGTCCTGGGTCGCGATGTCCCACGTAACGACTTCGCCTAACAATGGACTCATGGCTTTGCTCCTCGGGAAATAGGTCGGGTAATTCGCCATTGGGCGGAAGGGAATGCAGGTACTCGCTGGTTTGTCCGATGTTGCTATGGCCGGCCCAATCGCGGACTTGCACGAGACTATAGCCTCGCTCGATAGCATACGAACAGAAGTTGTGGCGCAGGCTGTGGGTGTGTAGCTGACTCCCACGCTCCGGACCTAGGACGGCGACGAATATCTTCTTCCAGCGATTGCTCAGCGTCCTTGGGATAATCTCACGTCCGTAGTTGTCCCCATGCCCGCAGGTGCAGAGAAACGGGTCCGTATCGGCTGCCCCTCGGTTTCTCCGTGACTCCGCCCATGCCTGAAGGTCCAGGAAGGCCGACTTATCCATGAAGGGAACGAATCGGCTAGAACGCTTGCCTTTCGTGGTGCATCGCTTGGCGGTGATGCCGGGCTTCGCGCCGACTAAGACGACGTCGCACATGCGTAGCTGGCACATTTCGGAACGCCGATACCCGAAACAGGTGGAGATGCGGAAGCTGACGAGGTCGCGATGGGCGCGAACGCCAACGATGTTCTGGCCTAGATTCCACTGCTTCGCCATCTGCTTCCGCAGGTAGGACAAGATGAGGTGGATTTCATGCTTTTCTAGTAGCTCGCAAGACTTCATCGCCGGGTTGAGCGTTTGGTGTTGGGTTGTCTGAATAGCCCAACTCTACCATGGGCGATGATTTTTCGCAAGAGGGTTTAGAAAAGATTTTCGAGAGCCCCCTGCCGAAGGGGGAACGATGTCGAGTAGGCACGATTGCCCCGAACGAATTGACAGTTACGTCTCGCATGGTTCCCTCCAGGAATCGACTTCCTCTTGTGTAATCCGGTTGGGGGCGTTCGGGTTGACAAGATAATTGAAGGCTGATAAGTCGTAGTCCTCGGGTGCCTTGCTTCCCAGGACGGCAAGCTGTCGAGACTGGGGCCACGCCGCCTTGTCTTCGACCCTCTGTCCATTGCAGTAGGCGCATAAAACGAGAATAGCGAAGGGCTTGTCGAGCGCCTTATCCCGGCAAGGCCCGTTCGCTATCTCGTGACAGCACAACTCAGACAACTCTCTACCGAACCGGGAAGGCTCTTTGGGGCTTGCCCCGCAAATCATGCACCTTCCCGCTTTCCGTATGAGAGCCGTGCGAATCGGCTTGACCTCGCTCATGCGCTTTCTCCGCTTGGCGGAAACGCTTCTGAGGTGGTTCATAGGGGACAATCTCCGCGTTCTTGTATCCGCGGTCTATCGCGTACTGTTTCCAGAACTCAGCTTCGCTCTTTTCGAGCGGGCTGTTCGTCCAGGGGTCTCGCCAGGGTCGATTACCAAAAGTGACGAGGACGCGAAATAGGGGCCTGTTTTCCGAACTCACGGTTCTTTCTCCCATGGTTCCAGGGACCGTAGCCAATAAAGGCACCACACCGACTACAAGTCGTGCGTACCATGCCGGGTCTCCTTGCATCGGGCCTATCGGTCCAGGTGGAAGGATTCCAGTAGCAGTCGCAGCGACTAAAAGTCGATGTCGCTCTTGGCGGCCTCCTTGGCAGGCGCCTTCTGCCCTTGCCCCTGGTCGGCCGTGAGGGAAAGGGACAGGAACTTCTTCCCGGTCTGGCTGTCGCGCTTCCATCCGGAAATGCGGTACTCCTGCCCATCAACTTGGCATTTTCCTGAATAGTCCGGCTGGTTGTCCGTCGTCTTTCGGTCATTGACGAAAAGAACGCCGTGCAGTTCGTCGTCGAATTGCTTAGCCATGCGTAATCACTCCTGATAGGTGAATGTGATAGTAAGCGATGGGGAGTCTCCCCATAGCTTTTCCAAAGAGCCACGAGCAATCCCCGAATCCGACTTCGGGTAAAGCGTATCTAGGATTGCTTTGTCGATGTTGTCGCGGTCCGGCTTGCTCCGATGGAGTTGCCCGCGTTCGGCGTCCCGCCGTTTCTTGCTCCAGGATTTCGGCATCGGAAACACAGCCTGCCACGACAAGGAAGACACAGAATCAGCCGGCGGAACCTCACCAACGGCGCACCGGACGGCATCAGACCATAGATGATACTTGACAACGCAGGGGCGTTTCGCCCATTTGTCGCGTTGCGTCATCCTAGGCTTTCCGATAGCGGCAAATGGCATCACTGCCGTCCGTGTGCGTCCCTCCATGGTGTGTGTCGGCTCCTTAGCGTTTGGTCCTGCGCTTCGTCGTCTTCTTGGCGGTCTTCTTGACCGCCTTCTTCCTGGTGCCGCGAAGAATCGAGCGCGCCGGCTTGCGCTTCTTCTTGGTGGGCTTGCGAACGTCCGGGATGACTTTCGGCATCCGCTCAACGCCGCAGCACTCAGGGCCGCAGCCGACGCCGCATACCACGGGTTCGTCGTCTTCGTCAACGGTCGTGATGCAGCAGGGCTTGCAGGTATCGACGTAGTTGTCCTGGAGCCGGTTCAATGGGGTCATAAACGGGCTGGTCTGCATCGCATCGCCGAAGGAGACTTGCGGCGGAACCCCAAAGACAGGAGACTCAGGCGTCACGACGACGCGGAACTCTCGCCCCGACGGCAAACCGTTCTCCATCTGCTTGGCGACCGCGCGCGTATCTTCGTTGAGGAGAATCTCGGAAAGCACGCCCAGGCCGAGAATGGCAAGGTTGGGCAGCAAGGCTCTCATTCGGTCGCCTTGCGCCTCATACCGTGTCGCCATCTCGTAGAGAGTGTCGCCAACGGTCGCAACCTCGGCGGGGCTCAGCAGCACGTTGCACACCGAGTCTCCCGTCTGGAAGTCCACTAGGACATCCTGGATGGTCTGGATGGTGTTGAATAACATATCGACTCCTTTCGAGTCAAGTGCTTGGATAGTTGCACATCCGGTACGGCCCGGCGGTGCGTCAGCCTTTCGTCGTTTCTTGACAAGTTGTCAGTATACCATTTTTTTCAAAGGAACGCAATAGCAATTCCAGGCGAGCCAAGGCATTCCAGGCGTGGTGGGCGGCGTGCAGCAACCCAGACTCGGGGTCTGTCGCCTCGCTCCCTTCGGCCAGGATATGACGCAGCCCGGCAGCGGTGTACCGCTCGAATCCTTCAGGAACCGACTCCCATCCGTTGCGGGTGTACTTGGCGGCGCCATAGGTCGAGACTTCGCCGACCTTACTCAAGGCACGTCCGAATCCGATAAGAAGACTGAGGTCCGGCTTCCCATGGTCGAGCTTTGCGCCGGGTTCATGCTGGGCAATTCCATTGGGGTCCACCGCCGGCCAGACATGCTCCTTGTCGCCTTGGCGTTTCACGAACTCGTCGTAAGCCTTGGACAACAGCGAATCGCCTGAGCCCGAGGGGACCCAGCGTCCTTTCTCGACATCGTACTCAGCGAGTGGCAAATACGTACCCGGAGGCTGCATTGTTTCGGTCGGTGCCTTGTCGCCCGGCAAATACCCGGACACCTTAGTTAGTGACGTATGCTCCATGATTATTCAGTGGCCTCCATGATGGCGGTACGGACGTCGTCAATCCATGAACTCACGGACCGAGCGTGCAATTTATTCCAGGGGCGAGGAACCAGGACGCCGACCCCGCCGGATTCACGCCATCGGTCGATATTGACGTCGCAGTCATCAACCAAGACGTATCCAGGACGGGCGAGGACATGCTTACAGTTGCATTGAATCATCCGCCCCTGCATCGACGGCAGGAACTCCTGGACCCACTGGACCTTGCCTTTCCAGGATTCGGGGGAATGACTCGGGGAAGTCAGCAGGTAGACGTCGTCTCTCCCTACGGCCTTGCAGCAGGTCTTGAGGATTTCGTACCCGTCTACCGTCCAGGGGAGATTGGCCCAGAACTCCGCGCTGTTGCAGGGTTCCCAGAAGGCTTCGCCCGACATGCCAAAGATTTTGGCAATGTCCCACTCGCCCCCATTGAGCCCGTTGGCGTAGGGACTCGCCAGACCCTTGGCGGAACACCAGCCAAGCACGAAATCGGCCAGTACCCCGTCCATGTCCAGGAAGATTTTGAAGTTGTTCTTCACGTCGTCGCTCCTATTGGTAAACGTCTCGGATTTTGTGTAAGAGGTCTTTTTCGGACCAGGGGGGGTCCGCATTCGTTCGGTTCCAGGACAATATGGCAAGCAACGCCTCCGCTTCCGACATCCCGGAATCGTAAAGGCAGGCAACCGCCCGGTATGTGTCGTCATGTCCGCCGCTCCCTGCAATGGCTCGTATTCGTGAGATGTAGGCAATCCCGTCAGTGATTCGCTTGTCGCTCTCGTAATCGACGGCCGTCCGTTCAGGTCTCCATGCCGGGTCGAACGGAGGAAGCAGGTGCGTCTCAATGAGCGGCCGGCGCCAAGAGTATTCCCCTAGCGAATGTTCCGATGGGGGGCAAAGCACATAGCCGCCCTCCGCGCGGACGTCGTACCGAGACACTCCGTCCCACTCGACGTGCGTAGCGTTGCGAATCTCCCCTTCATCAGGACACCGGAAGTAGAAATGAAAGCCGCGTTTCGTTTGCACAATCGAGGGCGTCTGTCCTTTGTTGTTCCAGAACCAAGTGGCGTCTTCCGGCGTGTCGCAATCCACAACCACAAGGTTGGAAATCCGACCCGTGATGATGCCGAGGTTCTCCTTCTTCCAGGACAGTATCTCTTTAATGGACGGGAGGCGGGTCTGGAACTCTTTCCAGGTGACAAGAGGGCGCTTGTCCTCGCCCATAGCTAGGACCGCGAGCCTGTAACGCTCACGGTAGAGCATCGCGTATGCTACCCATCGCTCAGACCTAGTAGATTCCATGTGACACCCGCCTCCCAATCCAAGAGAGAAAAAACAACTCTAGCAATCTTTCGTTAGGTTCGCAGGGTAGGCGCTAAGCAAACCCTGTTGGATACCGGCCTATCAGGTACAGCGGAATCAGCCGGTCCTTTCCTTTCGCTTGCCGTCGAGAATCCGTCATGCAATAGACGAAAAACTCGAACGTTGGACGTCCTTTCACCATCGTCATTGTGCGCTTTGCTCCAATACTTCGCGTTCGGCCGGCAAGTTGCGGTTCATCGCTGCCGATTTGGAGAACTTGCCTTTCTTGTAACGCTTGTGGAGCTTGTTGATGTTGGTCTCCATAACCATCTCGAACGTGACGTCAAGCTCGTCGCAGAGGATGGCCATGTACCATAAGACATCGCCGATTTCCTCGACAAGATTCACCGCATCGAGCGGGGCCCCGTAGAACATCCGCTTCTTGGCGGCATCCAGCAACTCACCGGCCTCTGTGGCGATTCCGACGATGCCATGAAGCATCCGAGTGCTGATGGGTAATTGTTCGTAGGTCGTTCGCTCTAGTGCCGTGGCGGCCTTGATGTAGTCGTCGGTTGTCATGCTGCGTCCTTTTTGATTAAGTGTTCCTTGGGCACCGACGATAATGGACGAAACCAGTCCGAAGCTGATTCCGGCATAAACGGGAGTGTCCTTGGAGGGTGGTAGTGATAGATATGGGCAAAGAATCCTTCGAGTGAATTGAAGCTCTTGTTCTTGGTTCGTGGCGAATGGCTCCAGGCAAAATACATATTCGTCCATAATTCGCTCGTGTCGTCCTTGCACTTCACGTACTTCGGTTTGATAAGATGCCCGTCCTTTACGACCATGCGACCGTCTTCCATGATGACGTTGCGTCTACTCTTCTCGCACTCGTACCCGCAATGCGGACACTTCGACCCTCGACTGCGTTCGCCCTCGCACTCCGGGCAGCGAATTGGTTCGACCGCTTTCCGGTCGCGGATGTCGTTGACGTGAATCTCGCTGATAGCATGTTCCGGCAGGGTCCACCAGGATTCCCAGGGACGGTCGTAGTTCGGTGAACCGTGCCTCAGATAATTCCCGCCATGGTCGGTACAGAGGACGCTATCAGGGGTCTCCGGAGAATATCGAAGAGCGCGTCCGATAGTCTGCAAAAACGACGCCAGAGAGCCGATAGGCGTTGCAAGGATGCAATGGTAGGTGAAGGGAACGTCCAGGCCCTCCCTACACTTAAAGCGCGAGCTAATCCCCTTGATGTCATTTTTCCGATACCTTTCTAAAATCTCCGCCCATAGGGAGCGGGTCAGCGAAGCGCGCTTCCCGTCAATAAACGCCTCGGTCGCATCGACGTGACACCATGGCACGCCGGCTTTAAGGAATTGCTCCGTCAACCAAACGGACTCCGGCTTCCCAGGGGCGTACATCATCGTGGGTCGCGCGTCCGGGTTGTATTGCTTCCACTTGGCAATCACATTGCCCACGATGCTCTGGGTGTAGACCTGACGGGCCTTGCCGTCCACGACGTATTCGCCCGTCCTGTTTCGTTGGACCTTACTCATGTCCGGCTGTTCAATGGACCGGAACACACACGGCACTAGCGACTTGCACTCCCGGTACTCCTGCATCGTGCCAGAAACGACAAGCTCGTCGGCCCAGGAGGAAAGACCGATGGGAGTTGCCGTCAAAAGGACAACCCGCGCGTGTCGTTTCTTTTTGAGGTCCTTGACAATCCGGTGCATGATGGCCGTCTTCTGGATGTGGGCCTCGTCAATGACAATGAGGTCCGCATCGTGCAGTGTCCATATCTTCTTGTCGTAGACGCGCGACTTCTCGGTATCCGCCGAACAGATTTGAAAGGGGGCGGTGGGGTCGTAGTAATCATCGTACTCCGCGGCCCGGATGGCGACCGGTAGCATCGCGGCACGGAAGCGCTCTAGCGTTTGCGGTATGAGCAACTTCCGATTGAGATAAAACGAACCCCGCCACCCCTTCGTGAGCGCCCAGTGAAACAATTCGGCCGCTTGCCGGGTTTTGCCGGAACCGGTTGGTCCGTAGAGGCAGACTGACTTCCCGCTCTCTAATAATTCCATCGTGCGGGATAAACCGCGACGCTGGGGCAGCCAAAGGTCTTCTGGGAACTCGTACATTGGTTATCCAATAAAAAGCACGTCAACGTCATTGTCGCAAAGCAGCCAAGCACGAACAGCGTCATAGACCTGCTCGACGTCCAGTCCTCCAAGTCCACAACCGAGAGCCGGGATGGCGACCGAATCCACCCCACGGTCATTGATAATCTCCCGAAGCCCCACTAGGCCGCATTGAATCCAGGCGATGTCGCTTGCATTGCGCCAGTGGTGCTTGGTCGGGAAGTTGACAACGTAGCGCGGCGTTTCGTCGGACCCACGGTCGTAGACGGTAGGCTCCCCAATGGCGAGGATGCCACGCTTGCAGTCCTGCTTGTACTTAGGGACCATGGCCGGGAAGTGTTCAGAGAATGCCTTCGCAAGTCCGGCGCCCATGACTCCGACGCAATTGACGGGATTGACAATCATGTCCACGTCAAGGCGAAAGATGTTGGCGTTCTTGTCTCGGATGACGGTCATTGCGGGCCCCCTCTCAGGAACGCCGACGTATCGCGAATCAAGGAACCGACCTTTTCCTCGAAGATGTCCAGGGCGTTCATGTCTCCTTGCGGATGGCCGGTCTGCTCTAGGTACACCTTGCGTCCCAGGCATTGAATCTTCGTTTGCACGATAGACACTTCGCCGGGGGTGGCTACGTGTTCGACGATTCGTGCGCGTCCTACGGGTTTGTAGTCTATCACGCGGCTTCCTCCTCGGCGGCTGCCATGACCTCGCCGGCGGGAACCGCGGCATCGTAGACATGGATGTCAATTGACGGGTCAACCTCACGTAAAAGGCCGAGGATAACAGTCTGCAACCAATCGTCAGACGAGCCGGCCTTTTCCCAGTCAATCTTGCTGCAAAGCCGGTCGATGACGCTCGCAAAGGACGGAAGCGTGATGCGGTACCCCTTGGCGTAATACTTCAGCACGCGAAGGAGAGAACCGCCGGGCTCCTCGTCACGGAAGGGGGCCATGTACTGGAGACGCTTGGACGCCAAATCGTCGTAGAATTGGTCGTGGCAGCAGGACTTCCAGGACTTCGAGGCGACATCGTACCAAAGCGCCGCGGAACAGATGGTGAAGTCGAACGATTCGCAGACGTCCTCGGGGCGTGAGTAGTCCCACCGATGGATGAATTGAACCGGCGGTTTCAGGAGAACCGTCACGGCATTATCGGTCTCGATGATTTTCCGCTTATCGGCGACAAGTCCATTGATTAAGTTTGCGGACGCCAAGGCTGATGTTCTCCTTTGTTCCGAGAACTCCTTGCAAGTCGCAAAAACACAAGAGACTCCAGTTGGCAACGGGAATACCTCGAAACAGTCGATGTCGTTGATGTCCTCCCGTGCGATGCAGGCGCGGATGTAGCCGCCCGCAACGACGATGGGTTTCTCCTTCATTATCGACAGCAACGGCGCCGGAAGTCGGCGAACGCACCATTGCACATCAAGTTCGTTGAGTGGTCTCATAACTTCTCAATCTCCCTCCAGGAATTAAGGTATCGGTCCACTTTATTCAGACACGTCATAATCAGCTTGTAGTAGCCTGCGGGGCTCTCTTTAGCCAGCAGGTCGAGGGCCCTTTTCGTCATCCCCAGTTGCCGGTCCACATCGTTGTGTTTGGCGTCCAGTTTCGATACTGAGGATTTCGGATTCTCCATCGTCTGTTCCTTCTGTCTCCTTGGGTGGCAGTTTCATCTTGATGAGTACGTCATGCCTTGGGCAGACGAGATTCTGTCCGACCCATCGCCACTCCGCATTGGGCAGCATCGTCTTCTGCACGACGTTGAACATCGGCAACTCTCCGCTATGCAGTGATTCCTGGGCGCCGCAGATGTCGCAGGTGAATAATTGAATGACGTTTAGCATTTACGAATCTCTCCCGTGGGAATCACCTCTACCTTGAAGTGGCTCTCTAGTAATCTCATGGTAGTGTCAGCGTCCGACAGGCACGTGTAGACTAGGGTTTGCAGTCCGATGCGATAAAGGAGCCGGTAGTCAACAACCTCTGCTGAATCCTTAACGGGCGTTGCCTCGGGCTTGAACGTCGCACAGCTAGGCTCACGGGACTTCCACAACTGGACGTAGGTTATTGGGTATCTCAGCAACATGGACCCTCCGTCCTTGGGCCCACCAATGAAAAAGGCTCGGTAGTCGGTCGGTTCGTGCATGATAAAACATCCTTTACTCAAGTACCGCCCACGGAGTTAAACCGTGCTAAAGCCCACACCGTTTCCTGGTGTTGCTAGGCGGCATAGGGCCCGCAATCTACCGGCCATTTCTGGCCCCTCACCACGCCACTCCTTGATTGCGGGCGTGTCATTACTGACGAGTTGTCAGTTTACTCTTTTTCTCCGTTCGTGTCAATAGCAGATTCGGGATTTTTCTCCTTATTTTTCCCGTTCTCGATAATGACCGCGCACCGCTTTTCGTCGTCGTCGTTGCGCGTGACCAATTCGAGAATCATCTGGTAATCGCTGTCGCGGAGAAGTTTCTCCAGTGAATCCAGGGACTCATTGTCGAGGTCGTTCCCGTCTTGGCAGACCATCAAGCGAAGGCGCGGGTTGAGCGCCATACCAATCTTAGCCGACGTGGCAATACGCGCCGACTTGGAGGCTTGCGAGAACGGAAGCCCGTTGAACAGAACGCCTTCCGAATCAAGAGACAGTCCAGGTAGAGGCCACGTGGCGCTGGTTAAGACGTCCTCCTGCTTCTTCTTGTTGGCCTCCAGGGTCTCGTTGAGCTTGTCGGCCTCGGTCTCGATGGCGTGAAGGTCTCCGAAGAGTGCGGACTTGGCCAAGTTGTCGCGGACCTTCGCGTTGATGCTGTCGGCGTCCTTGATTTGCTGGTGGACCTCATCCAGGGACGGGTCAACCAGGGCGTCAACGAATTGCTTCTGATTCTCGGCGTTCGCCAAAGTCTCGTCGATTTCCCGCTCCAGGAAGTCGCGTTGCTTCCTGGCGTTGGCGAGTTGCTCCTCGAACGCGGCAATCTGCTGGTCCGTCTCGGTCTTGGTAGTCCGTAACGCGCCGCAGTCGTTGATGTACTTATGCAGGACTTCGCGATGGCTCGCGTTGGTCTTGAGAACCTCCTGCCGTCGGTTCAACTCCTCCAGGAGGGAGTTGGCGGAAACAGGCTGCTCCGGTACGCCGGGATGCTTCGGCATGGCTTCGTACCGTGCCCGCATGTTCTTGGCGTCCCTGTTGACCAAGGCTCTTTGCTTGTAGAGCCGTTCGTACTCCTCGCGAAGGCCAGATAAGTCAACGCCCGTGACCTTCTCGATAAGCGCCTTCTGTTCCTTCGGCGCCATCCGCTCGAAAGCCAAAGGGTCGAAGCCGCGAAGCTCGAAGAGGCGTTGCAGCAACTTCCGTGGGCTGGGAAGTTCCTCTCCATCCTTGTCGGTGACGCGGATTTGCTCCACGACCGCACCGTCACGCCGACGTTTAAGGTACAACTCGACATTGAACCCGTCGGATAGCTTCCCATCGGTAGCATCATCCGACACGGACGGCTCGATGTCCACCTTGACCCAGCCTTCGTCTTCTCCGTCCTTGAGTGCAACCTCGGGCCAGTCGCATCCGGACCGTCCGCAAAGGGCCATACCGACGGCCGTCAAGGCAGACGTCTTGCCGTGGCCGTTCTTTCCTCCGAAGAGGCATAGGTAATGTCCGTCAAGTAGGCAGTCGATGTCCTCGATGCGCATGACGTTATGAGCGCGTAATCTCGATACCCTCATTGGGATTCCTCCATGTGTGTGTGGAAATACCTAAACTAACTATTTCGCCCAAACGCAATCAGGCGAGTTTTTCAGGATAACGTAATCTCGAAACTCCTCCTCCATCTCATTGGCGGTTGTCGGCTTACTGGGAGTCTGCCGCTCACCGCAATTCCTCCAAAACGCGACGACCTCGCACGTGCGCAGTATCACGTCACGGTCCGCTGGGACGTCGTGTGTAACCAGCATAACGAGGGTCTCCTTGCCTGCTGCCCTTGCATCAGCGGCAATCCTGGAAATGCAAAGCGACTGTCCAACGCCCATCTCCTTCCTGCCGAGCTTAACTTCCGTAATGGCCAAACCTTTGTTTCCAACGTCGCTGACCTTATCTAGGTCCGTGCCGCGTAGAGCCATGCCGGAAAAGTCGATAAGCTGCCTAGCGCGCTCCTTGTTCTGGATTGGAAGGAAATCCGGGCCTGTCGCGTTAGTTCCGTCTGGATTCAAAATGCTCGTCTCGATGCTCATGTAATCTCCCTTACTCGGATTCCCCAGGTTTTCTCCCCGGCCACGCCGGGTTTATCGACGTTGTAATCCACGTAGAGCGTTATCGTCTTGCCCTTCCATTCACTGGCCACGGTGCCATAAGCAATGACGATGGGCCGTCGTTTCTTGGCCCCTAGAATCAACTCCTTGGCGAACTCCTTATCGCCGTGTTTGAGTACCAAAGTAAACAGGTCGGTCTTGTTCTTTTTGCCATCCTGAAACGTCACCGTGCCGATAGCGTACCGCTTGCATTTGACAATCTCGACCGCCAAGTCGCCCAGGCCGGCAATGTCTTCGGCGCCCAACCAGCGGTTGTCTGCCCGCATGGCCGAGGTTCGCCCATTAAACTCCTCGCCGTCCGTTGCTTTCGCCATCATCAATCCTCCGTGTTGTTTTAGTCCGCGTCGTCCGCTCCTTCGATGTCGTCCTCGTCGTCCATTTCCCAGTTAGGAGTCTCCAAGACCCCAAGGTCGTCGCCGACGGTTCCGGGCCATGACTTCGCGTCGAGGCAATGGCGGAGTTGGGCAAAGACCGGCATGATTTTATTGACGCCACGCTCTAGGACGGGGTCCGGGACGGGCATAATGACAATGTCGTGCGGCTCCGTCTTTTCGAGCCAGATAATCTCGACGGGGCACGGAGCGCTAATGCCGCGCTTCTTCATGGCGGCGCGCAACCAGCGCTGGTAGAGGCCCAGCTTGATGTCGTAGTGGTACTTGTAGAAGTCCCTGGAGTAGGCCCGCTTGTCGATGTCCTTGCAGGTCTTCAGGTCGATGATGCGCATACCGCCCGGCGCATCAAAGGGCGTGACCCAATCCATGCGTCCGCGGCATTGGATGTCCCCCTCGTGCCCAAAGACGGTGACTTCGGGCTGCCCAGCAGAAATAATCGACTGAACGCCCGGATGCGTCACAAAGCGTTGTGCGGCCTTCAGGGCGGAAGCGTACTTCTTCTCTTCCAGGATTTCAAACCCGGACTCGATGCACTCGGCATGGAAGTCGTCATAGGCTCGACCGGCGCGCCGGCCATTCCAGGTGGTGTACCGGCAGGCAAAGTCCTTGTGTTCAAAGAGAAGGCAATGGACGGCTCTACCCCAGAGGAAATCGTCGGTGTCGGGCCTGCTGTAGTTCCAGGAGTGGAGCAAGTGCAGCATGGACTTGCACCCGGAGACGATGGTGCTGGGGTTCATGGCCACCTGTTTCAGGTAGTCTTTCCAGGATACCGTCTCGAAGACGTCCACGATGGGCGCCTTGCCCTCGGGGATGATTATCTCGGATATGTCGGGCCTGTCCACGCGAAATCCTCCATTTTGTCGCTGGGTCAAACTGACAAGTTGTCAGCTAATGGTTAGTGCTTAAAGCCGCGCGCGTTCTTGGCGAAGTTCGCTTCCTTTCGTAAAGCGGGCGGGTACTTCCCCTTGGGTGCCGCCATGATGCGGTCGGCGTATCCGGACACCGTCGAGCCGGCTCTCTTGGCCGCGGCGGTGAACTTCCCCTTATTCTCGGCTTTGATGTGAATCGCCATGAATTACCCCTTATTGTCGTCAGGCGCAGCCAGCTTAGCGGCGCAGTGCATACGCAATCCCGTGATGGCGTCCGTCAACTTGTCGATGGCGGAGCCGAACCTCCAGACCATGAGGGCGGCGAGGCCGATGCCCGTGATGTTCGAGACCCAATTCATCGGCCCCTCGGGGACCGCTTGTCCGAACAGGACGCACGATACCGCCGACACTCCCAGTAAACCATCCATGGTCATAATTAGCTCCAAAGGTTGAGTGACAAGTTGTCAGTAAATGTGTTTTAAGAAAACCCGCCCGTGGCAGTGTGTCTGCACCACGGGCGGGCACCGTTGCAAAGGGAGAAGTCCGTTACGCCCTTAACGACGTAGGCTTACAACACGAGCGGCCTTAATGGCAACCCGCCCCGTTAGCCGTAGCGCGCGCTGTCCAACCTTCAAAGGGAGTTTCATCACCGCCTTGGCACACTTCAACAGGGGTCGCTTGGCGGCCTTCTCTTTCTCGGGACTATTGCAAGTAGCATCCACGGGCGCACAAGCTGAGGGAATCGTAACCTCGCTGCAAGCCGGAGGAATGGTCGTATCGACCGACGGCGCCGGAGGCGGTGTCTTGTCTTTGGCGACCAGGATGCACGGGCACACGTCCGCCTTGGCGTCTGTGCCGTAACAAGAGCCAATCAGGAAGATGCCTCCCAGGGCGACGGTAGCCACGAGAAACACAAGCAGAACTCGATTCAAGCCACGCATTGGAAACCTCCTACTGTGAAAGGCCGGCTCAGCCGGCGGACCTATTTCTCCCCGGCTCTCTTGCTGGGGACCATAATGCGAATCTCAATGTACCCCTGAAACCGTGCGTCCTCTAGCATTTCCTTGATGGCTTCCACGACCTTTCCGATGTCCATGATGCCGCCAAGTTCTGTGTCAGGCGAACGCTTGTACTCCAATCTCAAGGGAACGCTCTTAGCGAACGTTGGCTTCCTTTTCGATTCCGGGAAAAGTTTCCACCCGGCAACACGAAAGAAAACCGGACCAAACAGGACAATGGCCATGGTCACAATGATGATTGTGATGCCGCCGGCCAGCTTCATCGACGCATAGTCCATGATTACAACTCCTTCGGTGGTGCCGGGTCATCGCCACCAGCCACCACAAATCGGCACGCCCAACCGTCCGTGAAGTCGGCTGGAGCAAAATAAGCCTCGGGAATGACGTAGTAACCGAAGTACCCGAACGAGGAGGACCAGGAACCGTGGGTCAGCAGGCCCCACTCGCCATTGACGTAGCAAACGCCGCAAGGGACGGAACACTGCGCGTGTCCACCGGACGAGCCACGCGGTCGGCCAATCCATAGACCCGTATCGTCCACGTCGTAGTTCCTTCCGCAATTCAATCCGTGCTGGACGGCCCAACCTCGGTCGAGTGCCGTCAGCATGGAATCGAAATCGGGGCAGTCGCAGGCTGCCAGGATTTTCCCGGTCTTGGCGGTGAGCTTCTCGTGCTCCGTCCAGGGGGACTGGTAGTCCATTTCCTGCTCACGGCTTTCCTTGACGGGTATGCCGTACTGCACGGCGTACTTGAGGTTGTCGGATAGCGTCGAGCCGTTGTCCTCTCCGTGACCTGAGTAGAGATAGAGGCGGCCAGCAGCGCGGGGCTCAACTAATCCGCCGGCGTAGTGGTCGCATTGATGAACCGTTTCGGCCGCCGAGAAGGCACCACAAGCGCCAGCGCCGTTCTGGTCAAGGTCAAAAGACCAGGCGCGTTGGCGGTCCACGTAATCGCGAATCTGCGCGTTGGTCGTCATCGGTCGCAGTTGGTCGCGCTTCAGCACGGGAAACTGGTCCGCGAACACCTTAAACAACTGCCCTACGCCCACCGTCCGTGGGAGGCAAGCCAGTATCCGCTCCTCGCCGCCGCGGTGAATCGTATCAAAACTCGCCATGCTAGCCTCCATACTTCTTGACAAGGGTGATGATGGATTCGACGGTGTCGGAATCCGAAATCGCGTGGGTCTCCAGGGTCTTGCCGTCTTCGCCGACAATGGACAAGACGGGCCTATTGTCGCCTCCCTTGTTCCAGGAGTCAATGAACCGCTCGAAACCCTTCGGCTTTGCGCCGCTCTGGTCGGTCTGCGACCTGTCGAGACGCTTGTACCTGCCATCCTGGAAAGCGTTGGCGTACTCCTGCACGGCGGACTCCAGCGATGTGATGGAGGAGGTTCGCGTTAAGCTGTTCTCCACAATGACCAACCAGACCTTTTGGACAGTAGGCGTGGGTCCTGGGTCTGGCGGTGGAGGATTAGGGCCCGGAGGAACGTCCCCCACGGTGATTTCTGTTTCGGTCTTAACGACGGAATCCTTACCGGGAGAGTAGATGCCTATCATGTACCGTCCGGGATTCTTCGCCATGAAGAAAACGACAAGCTCGTTTTTCCAGGTGGTTGCCGGAAGGAACATGGCGCCATCGCGAGGGTAGTACGTCGTGGCCGACTTCTGGACTTGGTCAAGCGTTAGTCCGCTAATCGACAGGGTCAGTAGCTCCCCAGCGTTGATTTTGGCGGAATCGTTCGTAACCCTCGAATGGACCTGCACGCTACGGTGTGCGGTCAAGCTGGGCGTTGCCGCGTCCTTGGCGAACAAGGGAAGGGCGATATTGGTGATGCCGGCCGCAATCACACTCAACGCAACGACCGTGCCACATAGAACCGAGAATGTTGTCTTGCGAGCCATGAGATAACGCCTCCTTACGTTTGTGAGAAATGACTCCGGACGGCCCGCCTAAAGCCAAAAAGGGAGCCGGTCCGGAGTGACCCAATGCCAACTAGCTAATCGTCGGCTCCGGCGCCGGGTCCACCTTCGGGGTGAGAAGGGAAAGGAAGAACGGCGCATACTTAATGAACAACTCAATCGCGGCCGGCGCCTTGGACATCAGCCATGCAAAGAACTGATTGTCGCCGATAGCTTCGACGGGAATGCCGGTTTCCTCCGACATCTTAGCCAACAGCATCGCGTGATTCTCGGGCTCTCGTTCCTTGGCAGCAGCCAATAGGGCTAAACTCATGTTCGTAACCTCCTTGAAGTATTGTTACTTTCCGGACGGAATCAAGTGCCATCCGGCGTCATGGGCGGCATTATAGCACTAAGGCGATTCGATGTCAATACCGTTTTTTGACAATTTGTCAGATTTCGGATTATTTCCTGTTTTGAGGCTATTCGCCATGTCAATCAGGGCCTTTCGGTCTTCCGGCTTCTGCTTGCGGACTATGCGCGACCTCACCAGAGGACGTAGCGATAAACGCTCCTCCTGGGTGGCTTCTTTCCAGACGAGCTTCAATTCCTGCGTCGATAGGTTCCGCGCCCTCCATTGCAGGTCCGTCATTTGCCCCTTCTTACGGAGATTCACGGCTTCACGATGCGAAATGTCGCCGGACTTCAAAAGCCCGCTCACCGCCTCAGTGCCAGCCTTGACGTCGCCCTTGCGGAAGGCCGCGAGGGCCGGCTGCTTAGCCTCAATCTTATGGCGTTCGTCCTCGGTGATACCGGACCCTAGTTTATTCGTCAGCAGCGTCTTGGCAAGCTCCCCAGCGGCCGTGGTGGGCTGTGCCATGGTCGTAACACCATAGCTGCGAACGGCTTGCTCTAAAATGGCCTTATCGGCGTCCTCCTTGGGTGTTCCTGATACCTCGACCCCAAACAGGCGCGCGAGGGACTTGCCGACACCGTACATGAGCGGGTTTTGTGCCTCCATGGCGGCGCGGGTGTTTTCGACCTTCTGGGCCATCCCGCCCTCGGGGATTCGTTCCGCTTCCATCTGGCCCCGCATGTCCATGAATTGACTTCCAGTCAGGGCTTTCGATAGGAACCCAATCCCAGGACCCGTGAAGGGGTGCATGACGGTCTGTATCGTCTCCGTCAGCATGTCTCCCATGACTTGATTGGCGTTCCTGCCCTGTTGGACGTCCCGCATCAAGGAACGCAACCCAAGCGACCGTAGGCCGCGTGACAGGCCCTCCACCTGGAAGATGTCCAGGATTTTCCGGCGGCCCTTTTCGTCGTCGCCGAGGTCGATAGAGCCTAGCGGTGTTCCGGGTCGTCCAAAGGGGCTTCCGCTGTTCATGTAGTTGGCGATAGCGGCCATGGTGGGTATTAGCGCCAGCTTGGAAAGCTGCACTAGGCGTGCCTCGGTGGCGGCGGCCTTTGATGCTGCCTCGAATCCCGGATTTCCTAAGACGGCGCGCCGCGCAACGCGATTCATGGTCTTGCCGGCCACAATGAAAGGCGAGAGGCCGTAATCGCGCAAGTTCTGTTCAACCTTCCCCATGACGCGCCGGTTGTAGACGCCAAGCTGATTGATGAAGTCGCGGCGATTGCCTGGAGTGTCCTTGGCGGAACCGCGCTTCACGAGGTTCGTGAAGAAGTCGTCAAGCACAAGACGGCTGGCGGTGTCGATGGCATGGATGGCCTTGGCACCCGGCCACTTCGTTTGATAGGCGGGGCGGATGGCGCCAATCTTCGCAAGCTCGGCGGTGCGGGCCACAACGTCCGGAGTCTGATTGACAACGTCCGACATCTTCCGGACGATGCGTACCGCGGAGTCGGCTCCGGAAAGGAACGGAATCTTCCGGAGAACGTCACTCAAGGTGGACTCTGCGCCTTGCGAGTTGGTGATGGTTCGCCAGAGGTTGAGACTATGGCTGACGGCGTCGGCCTGACTGAGGAGTTGCACCTTCGTCAGGATGTCGGCCCACCATAATGGATTTCCCTTCATGTCCGTGTTGAGGATGCGTTTCGTTTCCCCGACCAAGTCGTTCCGCACCCAGATAGCCCCGCGCTCATTGATGTGCGTCTGAAGCGTCTCGGGGTCCGTCACTGGCAGGTCAACCGGGATTCGCTCGTATCCCTCGGGTCCCTTGAACTCGAATCTCCTACCCGCTTGGCGCGGAGGCTCCAGGACCGCGACACGTGAATCCACCAAGGATTGGTAGAACCGTACTTTCGTTGCTTGATTGTACCGTGGGCCGACCACCGCCATGAGGTTGGTCTCCAGGTCGTTCGAGTATTCCCCGGTTCCCTTGGCTCTCCGCATGTAGGAGTCTCGACGAACGTCTGGATTTCGGTGGGCCCCTGCGCCAGCGCCGGACCCTTGCGGCATGGGATTGGTGTTATTCTCTCTGAACTCGCCCCACTTGGCCGCGCGGTCTAAGGTCAGCAGGTTGATTCTAGCGTCCGTATGCCTCCCACGACCGTCCTGCGGCGTGTCCTTATCGAGCATCTTCACTTCATTGTAAAGCTCGTTTAGGTATGGGTTTACGTGCGTTTTCCATAGCTCAACCTGCTCGGTAATTTTCGGGTCATTCAGCTTCTCCTGGACGAACGCATCTAAGGCGTCCAGGTCGTGAGTTTCCTTAATGTCCTCGGCCCACTTCATGTGGCCGGACGAGAGGGAGGCGTCGTAAATCCCGAGAATGTTGTCGGCATTTAAGACGTCAGCCACGTCGGCCATTTCCTTTTTGGAAGGCTTGTTGCCGAACACCTTTTGCAACAGGTCAGCCACGATGGGTCTTGCCGCCTGGGAAGCATAGGCATGACTGAACGCCGCATCACGAACTGACGAGGTAGTCCGGGATAGTTTCGGAAGGTGCGAGTTGCCGAACAGGTCCCGAATCTGGTCGGCGTGGTTCTTGAAGGCACCGCCAAGCTCAACACTGGGAAGCATAGCCGGCATGACGGACCCGTAGACGCGCGTGGAATCTTCGCCGTTGTCGTCCGGTGGAGGCGACGTGTACTTCGGCGGTTTGGGTGGACCCTTCCCGCTGCCTCCAGCATCAGACCAGTCGCGCACTTGCGGACCCTCGGGTTTCGGCGCCTCGGCGGTTGGTATCGTCTCGCCGACAATCTTCCGGGCGGTCTCGCGGTTGGACTCTGCCTGTAGGGAGGTAATCCGCATCAGAGCATCAATCGCCGCCTGTTGCCGGTCGGGCTCTGTGACGTAAAGTTCCATCTTGATGCCGCCACGACTGACAAACTCATTGTTGGCTGCTTCCTGAAGCGGCTTGTTGAGGAAGTAGGCTCCACCAGTCCTCTTGGAGATAGGAACCCGCACGACAAGGATACCGTTGGACTTCATCACGGAAACAACATGGTCTGGGCTGGTGAGCGTAATCCCTGCCTCGACAGCTTCCATGGAGTGCGAAGACTTCGACATGACAATCGGCTTGTTCTTGGCCCACTGCTGGACGTCGAAGTTCTTGGGTAGAAGCAATCCCCTCTGGATGTTCCCCTTATTGTCGGTGAAGAAGGTGGGCTGAGCGCGGACGCCCTCCAGCTTCCCAGCGGCGGCAATGACGTTCCCGGTGGCGATGTAACGCTTCTCGCGGGACGTTGTTCGGGCATCGTCGAATTGCTTCAGGACTCCGTCGAAGTCGGAGTAGCTAGGACGTAGGGCTGGGTCCGCCACGGCAATCTGTGATACGGGTATCTTGACAACGCGGGTCGAATCGGCGAGGGCCACCTCGACCGTCCAGGCGGAAGGCGCCGATGGGTTCTTGGCCTTCCCTGTTCGAGAGAACCCCAGGACGATGCCGTCAATCCCTCCGTCCATGGTGTCGTAGGTGATAGTCGTGCCCGGCGCAAGCTGACGCATCGCACCCGTTACCTTGTCGAAGTAGGTGGACATCGACTGTCGGCGGGCATTCCTTGTGTCCGGGTCCACAACACCCTCTAACTGTGAATCCAGGTACTCGATTGTCGATTTCCTGAGCGTCTCGTAGGATTCCTTCGTCCAGGACTTACGATTATCGGGGTCCGACATATCCCCCTGCTTCCCACCAGAAGCCTTTAGCCTCTTCTTGATTTCCTTGGACGACATCGACTGTCCAACCTTCTTGGCGTCCACCTCATCGACATAGGCGGAATGCTCGAAGGGATTATCCGATTCGTCGTTCCCGTCCGCAATCTTGAAACGTGACGTCGTCTTCGCTTCGAGCGGTAGCGTTTTCGCTTCCAAGGGGTTCTGCCCGGACTGCTCAAGCTCCTCGATTTTGGAGTTAAACATGGCCGTGACGTCGTCCCAGAAGGCTTGCTGCATCTCGACCGGAAGAAGCGCCACGCGACCACTGAGCTTACGGGCTACGGCGCCAGGGTCGCCAGCCGATACCTGCTTGCGTAGGACATCGTCCGAAAGGGGGCTGCCTATCATGTGATGCGCGTCGGAGTTTTCAGAGAACCAGCGAATGATGGCCTCGTCACCAATCTTATTGATGATGTCCGGCACGTTGAAGTTGATGGCGCTTTCCGCATTGGCGGTTACGTTGGCGTTGAGGTTCCTGAGCTTCTTGGTTAGCGTTGCGGCCGGGCGAAGTTCCGCGGGCACGTCCGTCATGGGAAGCACGTACATCGGCATGTTGGTCTGGCCGTTGACTTCGCGAATCTGTCCTGTCCGGTTGATGCGCCCGAGAATCTGCATGAACTCGTCAATGTTCTTAGCGGCCTGCGCCACCAGCATGACGCGGCGTTTCTGTCCGGCTACCGGGTTCTTTTCGCTGGCGTGGGCGCTAATGCCTTCGGCCGACGAACGGTTTCCTATGATGACGTCCACGGTTCCATCGTTGAATCCGGCAACACTGGCAAGTTTTCCTTGACTCCCGACTTCAGTATCGGGCCTGTTCGTCAGGATGGCGCTCCCGTCCGCTCTGTAGTCTATGACCATCTGACGGCCGGTGATTTCTTTGACGTTCATGCCGGCTTGGCGCATCTTGTAAATCATGCGGTCAATCGGAGAGGCCGTAACGCCCTTCTCGAACTTGTTGATAAGCCCTTGCGTCTTCTCAAATAGCTGCAAGGCGACTGGACCTAACTCCTCATCGGTCAATTGCCGACGCTCCCAAGTGGACTTGTCGTCCTTGTCGCCCTTGAGCGTGATTCGGCGGCTACGGTCTAGGTACTTCTGCAACAGGTCGCGGAAGTCGATGTCAATCTTGTCTCCGGCGTTCAACTCGTTCTGGTCGGCGTACCCTTGAAGGACCGATTCTAAAGTGTTGTCCACCGCTACAAAAACCGCCTTGCCTTCCTTCCAGTGCTGAATCGCTTCGTCGGCGACGACATCCGCCTTGGAGGCAAAAATCATCTGGTCCACCAGATTCCATAGGATAGAGGAGAATTGCGTACTCTCCACCCCGGCGTTTCCCACCGCATTGTCGGCGGATAGCATTCCGCCTTGGCTGACAATCGTGGATTCCACCGCTTCCATGGACTCCTCTTTCGCACGGTCGAAGTCGTTGATGGAGCGGAAAATCTCCGTCATGCTGTCGATTTTGGAGAGGTCGGTCGGAATTACCTTTTGGTGGAAGTCAATTCCATCCCAGGACTGCTCCAGGCGTGTTAGGTATCCGCCCTCGGTCATCATTTCCGAGGCCATTTGCTGTCCAGGGATTCCGAGCTTATGGAAGATTTCCGGCAGCTTCTTCGGGTCATCGACGGCGGCGCCCAGTCCGGACCGGAAGTAGAGGTCAAGCACTCCAGGATGCTTCGCCCAGGTCGCCGTGGAGTAGGCTACGCCGGCCGCATCGCCCACGAGGGTACGCGCGAACTCAGCGCGATTCTCCAGGTGGTTTTTGGCGGCGCGGTCGTTTGTGCCACCACCGCCAGCGTTATGGGCTTCGTCCGAAATCACGAACGAGTTTGACGCTAGGGAGCGCAGGAAGTTCCTTCGCCAGGGTTCGGACTTTGCGACGGTCTGAATCTGAGGGTAGGTCGTGAAAATCGCGTCGAACGTAACGGACTTCCCGTTCACCTTGGCGGTCAGACCCTTGCCTTTCAGGTAGTTCTTGGCGGCCTCTTGACAGATACGCTTCGCCTCTTCGCCGGTCTGACTGATAACGCGGCCATCACTTAGCTTGACTTTAGACCGGCCAGAGAAATCGCCAGTGGCAAGGAACGTGAACGGCTTCTCGGGAGTGTTCAGCCCGACCTCCGTCATGGCGTCAATTTGTGACGAAAGCAAGTCCGGGGACTTCGTCAGGAACAGAGGAATCAGAGACTTACGCTTGGCGTATTCCATGATTCCGGCAATGATGCGTCCCTTGCCAAAGCCTGTCTGGTGTCCAATGACGGTGGCTAACCCTTTTTCATGGTTGTCAAAGACAAGCCCGAGAGTGTCCACTTGCTGGGCAGAAAATGCCGCCTTCGCTTGCTCTGGAGTGAATCCAAGCCGCTCCTGGACAAACTGGTCCATCGGTCCCTGTCGTTCCTGGACCCGTTCAAGAGCTTTCGCGTAGGCTTGAGACTGACCACGCGGAATGCACGCATCCATGGCAGGATTCGTCGATGCAACCGGCGAGGCGACTTGGAAAGCATTCTCTCCGGCACTAGATACACCCAAATCCGGCGGTGCAGCAGCAATATCCTTAGCCGCCGGCATCTTGCCTTCCGCACTAGGACCTGGGGGGCCATCATCTTCTACCGCTCCTCGTCCGGCAGGAACGTCACCAGCCAATCCCACAGGCTGTTCAGTTCCAGAATCTCGTTCACGCAATCCTTCTGGCTCTCCACCGGTTGCGGGAAGCTCCCCTGACTCAGGCCGTACCGGCTCATTAGGATGCTCTGGAACGCTGGGTGCTGGGGAAACCTCGACAGGTCCTTCGGTAGGTCCAGGAAGTCGCCCAGCTTCTCCTCCCATAGTTCCGCCACGGTCAGCGACGGGTTGTCCTGCTGTTCCGCCATCCAGGCGATTCTCTGCCCCAGACGATTCAGGAACTTCTCCCACGTCATGTCCTGGTCGGTCGGCTTCAGCGGGACCGCCAGCGGGCCCGGTACGTTCGGGGCCCACGCTAGGAGCTTCGACTGCCCCGCGATTGGCCAATTTGTCATTGTAAAGGTCCTCCCAACTGCTGTACCATTTCGGGATTCCGTTCTCATTGATGTTGTAGGGCTTCGGCCGACTGCTTGGGTAATGCCCCTTGATAACGATAACGTCAACAGGGAACGACGCCCCCTGCTTGGAGTATAAGTCTCCATCCACCGTAAAATGGTCAACTACATTATACTCGTTGTAGAGCTTGTCGTAAAACGGTTTTCTGTTGCGGTATGCCTTTCCCCTTACGAGCGGGGTGCTTCCCTCTTTCCCCTTGGCGCCGAGAATCAAGACGGCCGACCCGTCAGACTTCATGTGCGAAAGAGCTTCTAATGCAATAGCGTGGTCCACTTGGTCGGTCTTGACGCCGTCGATGTCCCAGGCAACCTTCTTGCCGTCCGGGGTGTGAACGGTCCCGAAAGGCGGATTCGCGATAACCACGTCCTTCTGGAAAGCACCCGCCGGCTTGGAGGCATCGTTCTCGGTGGTGCTGAATCCAAGCGCCCTGAGCATGGCGGCACGGCCGGGGTCAAGCTCATTGGCGTAGGTGTGGTCCGGGTCCGCATCCATTAAGAGCATCCCGTTACCGGCAGTAGGTTCGTAGACTGACTTAGTTTTGTCGATTCCTGCTAAGCTGGACGCGACCTTCGCCAGTGGTGCCGGGGTGCAGTAGGCTTGCTTCTCGACGGAGCCGGACGTTCGGCTCGCGAGATTCGGTTGACGCTCGTAGAGGTCAAGGAGGGACTCCCAGGGGGTCTTTCCGGCGGCGGCGTTCCTCGCAGCCCTGACGACACCCTGTTCGACCGCTTCGTCAATCTCTTTGTTTAGCTTGGGATTGGTCCGGACGTCCGTACCGAGAAGCTCGCCGGCCTCTTTTCGGGCCTCAAGGATGGTTCCGTAGGACTTTCCTTTGTCGAATTGTTCCCCAAAGTGTTCGCCGAGTGCAATGCGGTTTGGTGCTTCAGGGCTTCCAAAATCTCTTGGAGTGGCTGCCGGTTCTGGTGCATTTTCGGCCTCACCTTTGACGGAAGGCTCCCCAGCGGGGGGTTCTCCGAATCGCTTATCGGCCCACATAACCGCGGATTTCGGGACGTCCACCACCCGGCCGTCTTCTGCGCGAACGCTTAGGCTGGGGTCGTCCGGCGTGGCGTCGTACCGGACTGTCCCGACGATGTCCTCTCCCTTTGCCTTAACGCGGACCTTCTCGCCTTCAGAGTAGCCGCGCTTCCCGGTGATTCCCTCCTCTAGGTCCGAACGCAACTTCGACCGGCGCTCATCGTAGGTCGGCTGTTCGGCCGAATACTTCTCGAATCCCTCCCTGGTCCCGAGAACGGCAAAGCGCGGTTTCTCCTCCCCAACCTCGCGCAAGTCAGCCTCTCCCGGCTTCGGCAGGCCGCCCATGGTATCGACCACCACATCGCCGCCGTACTGGGCAGCAATGCGACGGGCGGTATCCTTGGACGGGATGCCTTTATCGAGAATCGTTCGACCATCCTGGACAACATCACCCGAGCGTGCGGAATCCCATTGGGGAGTCTCGCTGTTTATCGCATCTGGGGCCCGCCTGTTGGAAGCTGCATCGGCTGTCGCTGCGGCATCCCCTGGGGTGGCATTTGTGGCCTCTGGCCTTGGGGCGGCATTCCCTGTTGGGCCATTCTCTGGGGCGGGGGCACTCTCGATGCTCCTGCTCCCGGTATCGGGACTGGGCTCCCGCAATTCGGGCACTTCACCACCGACGGGCGCGGGGCTGGGCCCGACCCTGGGCGGGGTCCGAACCGACCCGGCATCCCCTGGTTCGCCGGGACTGGGACCACCACGATTGTCTTCCCGGACTTGGACTTCTTTTTGCGTATTGCCATTCTGCTCTCCTTCTTGGTTGACGGGTTGCGTGACTTGATTTTCAGCCCGCTCGACAGGCTGCCGCTCTTGTAGAGTAACAAGCCCGGCCGGCGGCGTTGGCAGGGAATTGATTCGTGCGGTCAGGTCTCCAGCCTTCAGAGCGCCAGGGGCCGACATTATCATCATGGGTCCTACGGCATGGGCAGCGGACTTCAATCCGGCCGCTCCGATGGCCATAGCGTCCGGATAGTCGGTCTGACCGGCTAACCAGCGGCCAAACTCATGGGAGGCGGCGTCGATAGCGCCGGCGCTGGCCATGATGGCGGAACCTTTCGCAGTGTGCTTTATCAGGTGGCTCGCCATGACCTCAACGGCCTTCTTTCCGACAAGGGCGTTGATTTCCTGTTGTGAGGCACCCGCACCCCAGGCGGCCTTTGACCAGACGGCCCCCGGCAAGCCACCGAATAGGATAGATTGGCCTACCATGCTTCCCAGGGCGACGTAGTGGGCCGTTTCGGGGTCTAGCCCCTCCTGGATTCCTTGCGAGTAGCTGGCGTCGTAGGTGGGCTTCCCGAACACGGCTGCGGCGGCACCCGTTTGGCCCGTGAGGCTTGCGGCCAGCTTGGGCACTCCAGCCCCAATCGCTCCGGCTGTCATCTTGGTTCCGAGAGCCTCCACCGCGCGAACGGACGGGTACATAGCGGCAGCGCCGACAGCCCATTCCCTCGGGTCCAGTAGCGAAGCCTCGGGCGAAACCTCGGGGCTTATGGTGTCCCGCGTGTTGCGAATCTGGTTGAGGAATTGCTCCTGGTCGGGCTCGAAGTTTCCTACGTAACGCTCGATGGGCTTGTATACCATTTCGCCAAGAGAGCCGATGCCGGAAGCCACGGCACCGATTGACCGGTCCACGAAATTGCGTTCGTAGTATTTCGGTTCCTGGGACGCGATATGTGAAACCGCCGACAAGACATCCTTCCGCAATTCCGGAGGAGTTTGCTGCGCTACGTCAATGTCGCCCTTCAACTCACGGCCGATGTCGCTAACCGCATTGGCGGCAAGGCCGAACACCTTGTTGGTCTTGGCGATTTCCTCCGGGGTAGCAATCGGGTCATTCATCCAGGAATCTTCGTTTCCTGGGTCCTTGGTGTAGTCGTGCGATTCGTACACTAAATTGCCATTGACCAATTTCGGAAAGAAGGTGTCCGGAAGCGGCTCCTTGGACGCCCATGGGGGCTGGACCTTCGGCGCACCCGGAAGTGGCCCCTTGTAGTCCCGCGAGTACCCAACAATCGGGTCGTCTTCCCAATTCTCAGGAACGGATTCCATTGACTCCATGTTTTACTTCCCCCTCTTGGTTCGGTAGGTTCCGTCCGGAGCTAGGTAGGTCGTTCCTTGCGTTGTCTTTGGTTTCCAGTCCGGGATATTTTCGGTCCCCGCGGAACCGGGTGATGGCTGCGGCGCGGCCGGACGCTTGGGTGCAACACTCACCGGAGGCGCTGGCGGGGGATTGCTTACCGCTTTTTGCGACGACTGCGGGATTTCGCCGCCCGACGAGCCGGCCCAGCGGTAGAACTGCATGTACTGCTCATAATTCTCTCCTGGATGCGTTTGACGAAACTCCTGGCGGGTGAACGGACGGCCCGCCTTGATATGCTCAAGGTACTCCTGAAGTTTTTCCGGAGGAGCGCCTTTAATCTTATCAATCCAGCCGACGGGAACCGGTTCCGATTCGGGCTTCTCCCAATCGACTGGAGCTAAAATGCGACCTGTTTTCCGTCGCTGAAGTTCCGCGTTCGCCTCTTCGCTCTCTTGCCCACCGTAAGCGCTGGAGTAATCGCCAATCTGCTTGGCCGTAGTTCCGACGAACTTCCTCTTCAGGTAATCGGAATAGTCGGACGAACGCTGGCGCGCGGACGAGCCGAAATTGCGCTCCTGAAAATCCATCTGGTCCATGGCGAACTGTCGGGCTTGTTCGTAGTCCTTGGGCTCAAGTGGAATAACCAGACCGGAGTCAGGGTCCTTGACGGTACGCCGGCGAAGCTCGGCATCCACAAGGCCATTGAAGGTCTTTAGCCGCTCCGCATCTTGACTCGCCTGCGCTGCCTCCACCTTTGCCTGAAGGGCGGCCTGCTTCTCTTGCTGCTGCTGCTGCTGCTTCAGCATCTCGAATTGGTTTTCAAGAGGCTTTGGGCGGCCGTGCTGGTCGTAGGTCATCCACATTCCCGTTGAGGGCGACTTCCACATGCGGGATTCGCCCTGGGCCTCAATGGGAGAAACTACGTTACCGCCAGACGCTGACGGCGACAGGCTAGAACGCGGGGCATATCCGCTATTCGTTGCCGTAATCGTCCCGGCAGGCCCCTTACTCCAGCCAGTACCAGGACCAGAAGGAAGGTTCTCGTCATCGCCCACTTGGTTAGCAAGGTAAGTGGGCCCATTGAATTGAGCGTGTTCTGGGACATTCTGACCTCCATTTTCGATGCCTTGGTATTGCCCGCCCGGCAGTTCGGCTTGATTCCTGCCGTAATCGGGCTGGTTGTTCGGCGCGTTCTGGGAAACATCCCACGATTTCGTCTTGGGGTCGAATATCCACGTTGCCCCAGGGCTTCCGAACGCGCCATCACGGTCCACATAGACCATCTTGGAAATCTGCTGCTCCGGCGGAGGCGGTAGTTTCCATGAAGGAGTCGGTATCGGGACAAGACTACTTTCCGCGACGTCGCACTCGTCGAGTGCCGTCTTGCGTGATTCCTCGGGAAGGTCTGCCCCGTTAATCCAGGCACGGGCTGAATTGATTCGGCTGAGTTGCTGTTCCTGCTGCGGCGTAAATCGCAAGGTCCCGGCCTTGAGGCCCTGCTCCATTTCGGCACGCTTCTGCTGCTTCTCCTGCTCGCGCATCTGGTCCATGACTTGCATGGTCTGGATGGCCTCTTGCTGTCGGTACAGGTCGGCCGCGGCAGCGTGCAGTCCCAGTGACTCGTTAGGGTCGGTTTCGGTGTCTGCCGAATCCTGGGGCTCCTCTTCGGAGTCAAGGTAATCGTACTCTCCCATTGCCGTTGCTCCCCTTATGCGTAGTAGTCGTCGTAGGAATAGTCGCTCGTGTCGTCGTAGTACGGGTCGTAGTACGAGTCGGAGTAATCGTCATAGCTCGTTCCGTCGTAGTAATCGCCATAGCTCGTGTCGCCATAGTCGTAATAGCTGCCCCAGTCGTCCGCGTAGTTGGAGTCGGTCCCAGTTAGGGCATCCACCGCCCAATCGCCATAATTGGCGCGGATGGTGTCAAGGTCGGACTGTGAGTAATCGGAGTATTGGTCCGGGAAGAAGTCGTTCAAGCTCACGCCGCCCGAGTTACGTAAAAACTGGTCGTACTGACTCTGGACGCCCGACGTCGTAAGCTCCGATGCGTCCCAGGGGAGGCCCGACGTGTTGGAAGCAACACTCCCCGAGGAGGCTTGACCGGGTGTGGTTTGCTGAGTAGGATACACCGACTGATTTCGAGAATCGGCGATTTGCGTTCTGGCGGCCAATTGCTTGTCGAGCAACGCCTGCTGCTGCGCATAGGCCGCGTCCCGCTGCTGTTGTTGCGATAGCTGATTGGCCGACTGCAACCACTGGTCGCGTTGCGTCTGGTACTCCTGCTGGGAAGCAAGTTGGTCCTTGGCGGCTTGCAGGGACGTCAGACGGTCCCAATACTGATACGTCAACTTGTCAGCATTGGATTGCTTTTGATAGGCGAGGTTGGCGTCGTATTCGGCCGACTTACGCTGACCTCCGGCAAAGCCCGCACCGGCAATGACACCCATAGCCGGCTGATTCTGTACTGTGATGCCCATAATAGCTCTCCAGAGTTAGACGTATCCCCAAGGAAGAAGGTCAGAGGGAATCGTACTATTCCCCATTGCGCTGTTCGAGCCGATGTTGGCCGTCGGCGTGCTGCTATCGACAAGCCCCATGTCGGTGACACCGTCCGGAAGTGTCGGATAGATGAAGATTCCGCTACCGCCAGTGGCAGACCCTTGGCCTGTTCCGTCGTCCTTTGACGCCATGGATGTACCGCGATTAACACCCGAGGAACCGCTCCCACCACCACCTCCTCCGCCTCCGCTGCTTGGGTATCCGCCGCCACCGCCCCCTCCCACAATGCCGCCAGTGCCAGTCATCGTCCCGGCCTTTTTGGCGGTGGTCGCCACGGTCGAAGTGTACGAATTACCAGTATTGGTCGATGATGGAGTGTTGGTTATCGTGGAAGCTGGAGTCGTGTCGGGTATCGTGGAGTCGGTTCCGATGTTTTGGGCCATAGCCGCCAGCAAGCTCATGTCGGGGTACTCGTCCGTTCGCCGCTCCATGGCACCAAGCTGATTCGTGAGCGTTTGGCTCTGGTAGCCTAGCTTCTGTTGAGCGAGGTAGTTCTCCAGGTTGTTGAGTGAGTATTGCTTTTGCTTCTCATAAGCACTCCCAACCCCGGCGCCGATAGTGGTATTCGAGAGGCCGGACGACACGAGCTTTTGCTGCCCAGCGGAGGCGGCATTGCGAAACTCGTCCTGGATGTCCGTTCTTTGCTGCCCACCCATCTGGTCCACCGTGGCCATCTGTTGGGCGTAGAGGTCGTTGTAGCCGGTCATCATCTGATTGTACCGGCTCTCATTCGACGCCTTCGCGGTATCGTAGCTGCTCTGGTACTGATTCGCCAAGTCCGTCAACATCGCCTGCTGATTCAGCTTCCCGTCGGTAAACCAGGAGGTCGGATTCAGGCCGGTTGACGCGGACGTGGTGGTGGCGGTCTGCTGACTCCCCGGAACCTGGATTCCCCCGGTTCCGGTCGTTACCGTCGAGTTTCCGTTCGCGTCGTCCGGCATACCAAGGCCGGAGGCAGTGGAGGAAGTCGTTCCGGTTGCAATTCCTTGCTGCTGTTTGAGCTTCTCGACCAAGGAGGAGCCGTCGTATCCGGTCGGCTGTGGCAGGCCTGTAAAGGGATTGGTCGCCACGCTTCCAGTTGCGGACGCCTGCTGGCTGTGGGCTTGCTCATACGCAACACGAGCCGGGCTTCCCGGCGGAAGACTCCTCGGGTCAACACCTAGCTGCGCCGCGGACGCCGACGCCTGATTGGTGGATTGTGTGCCAGCGGGTGCCAGATAACCAGCCTGCGATAGGGCATCCCTTAGCTGGGACGCATCGGGCGTCAGGGTACGTCCGGCATTCTCGGCATCCCCGATGGATTTCCCGACCTTATTGAGGTTGCCCTCGACGACGTTGTAGGCCACGTCCGGGTGTTGTTGACTGGCCTGCCAGACCCTAGCATCCGCCAAGGTTCCGTAGTTCCCAGCGCCAATGTACTGTTGATATAAGGCCCGGTCTTCGGCGACACCCATCATTCACCCCCAATCGACTGACAGCTTGTCAGTATACCACGTAACGAAATGGAATGCAATACCAGTTTTTTATTCCGTGACAAAAACAGCAATCACGGTCAGGTTTTGCGCGTCACCGGTCGAGCCGGCTGTGACCTTTACTTCAAGGGATGTCCCCCTTGCAAGTATCTGCTGAGCCGCCACAATGGTTGCCCCCGCGTTGGCACCTGGAGTGCCGGCGGCTGGCACGATAGGCCCGTTGTTGGTGTTCTCGCTGCACGCCTCGGTCCCGGCGTTCATTAGATTCACATTCGGCTGGTTCGCACCGCCATCCGAAATGGACTGGTAAACGTAAAACTGGCACAAGGCGACCGAACGCCAGAGGTTTTTCCAGAAGGTCTTACCAATCGACGCCAGCTTCGTGCTGGTGGACGAGGCCGCGTAGAGGCCCGGCAGCGACAGCGTCACCGTATGAACATGGTCAGCCTGCCCAACGTAAAGGGACGTCAGGTCAGCCGAAAGCGACACACCGGCGACGTCAATGTAGGAGTTGGCGGACAAGGCCGATATGACGCCATACCGCACCGTTGCCGAGCCGGTGATGGTGTAGCGAAGCGGAAGACCGACGGCCACCACGGACGTATCCGACATCGCCAGCCTTGTGGTTGATGTTGGTGTCGCCGTGTACTTCGCCGCCGAAACGAGCCTCCAGGAGGATTGCGTGGACACGTAATCGTAGAGCGAACCCACCGTCACCTTGTTGGTGGTGGTAGACTGCACGATGGGCAAGACATCGGCATCCGAGATTGCGCCGGACGACGGAAGGGCGGATATTTTGGTACTCATGGCGTTCCCTCTTACGTGTCAAAAAGAGTCAGGTCAATAAGCCCCTGCCTGAGCGAAGTCAGGAGCGTAAACACGCTGCCGATGTCGTCTCTGGCAAGATTGAGGTTTTCGATAATCGTGGCCGTGCTGGCATCGCCGGCGGTGATTGGCTGGGTCTGGGCGGAAAGGGCCCCGCTTGACGTGGACTTCTCAAGGGCAGCTAGTTGCTTGCTGATGGAGTTGAGGTTCAGTATCGCACGACGCACCGCTTCCGGACTGGCGGCATTAGGAATCGACATCGGTATGGCAAACACTCCAGCCATGTGTTACTGCCTCTGCTTCCCACGGGGGAGAACGTTCAATGTTATCTGTTCAAGGGCCCATCGGTGCGCGGACGACAATCGCAAGGACGCCGCGCCAGAGTCAACCCTGGGATGGAAGCTACGGGACCGGCCGCCCGGAATCACGCCGGTCGCCCTCGGCTTGACCGTGGATTCAATTTCGGAACAACTACGCGACGTGTAAAGCGCCCAATTCACCGGACCGGAACCCGCGGCGGTGGTGCCGATGATTTCGGAAATGATTCCATGATTGTAGTCGTCGCCACCCGGTCGGAAGGGACCGAGGAAGACAAAGGAATCGAACGCAATACCATCGTCCTCTTCGGTGGCATCGTCGTATTCGCGGATGTAACCGTCCGTGCATCCCAGGAAGACGCGGTTCTCTGAGGATGGGTCTGCCGCATAGGACAACATGGACGTTGGCTGGTGGGCATCCGCTAGGACGACCGGCCAGTACCCCTTCGTTTCTCCGGTAACTTGCACCCACCAATGGGTTCCAGTAGTACCATCCGAAGGTGTTATGTTGATGTGGACTCCGCCATGGTGCCCATCGTAGCACATGACCACTGTGTTTTCGGCGGTGTCGATGTCAATCAAGTCTTCTGGGATGGCATTCCTGGATATTGGCGTCGGGTAGGTTCCTGAGCCGGGGGAAATCGAATAAAGGCCGTCCCTGGCCAAGAAGAACAGCGAGGAATCCGGCAGGCGACACCAGGAAGAAGCACCGGCCACGCCGACACCGCGCGACAGGCAATCAAGCTGGCCGCCGGACGCCGGGTCGCCACGGAAAATCCAAAGGCTGTTTTCGCATCCCAGTAGGAGATAGTCGTCCGAGTAGGGTATCAGGGCACGAATCGGCTCTCCGGGGGTTCCAGCGGATGAGGCGGTTCCAGCGACGGCCGTTGCTGGGTCGGTAACGTCAGCGCCGTAGTCCCAGTTGGTCGGGTCCCCTTGGCGACTCATGTACCAGATATGGTCCGGCCCGGCGAGGACAAGCCTATCACGGTAAAGCGCCATCAACGGGCATCCCAAGGGGGTATTGCCAGCCGTGGGAAGCAGCATGTCCATAATTCCGGTCTTTGGGTCGAGTACCACGGGGCATCGACGAATCTCATAAGCTACCGTGCTTGTTCCGTTCGGGCAATCGAGAGTGATAGACCCGACGCCGATGGCAATGATGGCGTAGGTCCCGGTCGTGGCAGAACCGTCCTTAATGACAATCTGACAGGCCGACGAATCCATGGAAATCCCGCGTGCCGAAAAGTCCGGTATCGACGCATCCGTCAAGACGCCGTCCGTGAGAGTACCCGACAGTCCGGACGCTTCAATCGGCCCGTGGTCCGCAATGTAGAGGTTCTGCGCCCGTTCGGCAACCTGAAGACTATCCACGCTCCCATTGAGCGTTGACGTACCTAGGGCTAACTCGGAAATCGACTCGGTCGTTATCGCTTCACCTGCCTCCGTCAATAGAAACCCAACCCCGTAGGAGATTAGGTTTCCGTCCGAAACATGATGCACCAGACCGCCGGCCGACGCCACAAACACACGACTCAGGGCACCGGCCGCATCAACCACCGACACGCCGGCCATGAATTGAACGGGCTGGGCGTTTTCGGCGGCTTGGTCGTAAACCTTGCGTAATCCGGGGCGGCTGCCACCACGCAGCCGACGGTCGAACGTGCAGGTAGCCCGCATGTTCTGGCACGAATACGTCGTGGTCTTGTCCTGCTTTGACAAGGCACTACGGCGATTCAGTCCTGCAACCGGAAAGTCTAGGCTTGAGGCCATTGGTTCACTTCAGGGGTGATAAAAAGCGACACACCCCGGCGGACGCAGTGCATAGGTCCGCCAGGGTGCGCCAGGGATACGAATTACGCCGCGTCGTCAAGACTGTTCGCGGCAAGGTACACCACGCGAACACGGACAAGTTGGGTGGCACCACCCGTGAACTTCTCCGTGGCAGCCGTGGAGCCGTCAGCCTTGACGGCATACAGGGCGAGAGTCTCGCCCGCATTCACCGCCCAGTCGGGAACGGTGTCAATCTTGGCGTTCTTGGTCAGAGCGCTCGTGACGCCATACTTGACCACCGAGCCGGTGATTCCAAGGCCAATCTTCGCGAGCAGGTCGTCTCCGGAGGCGTCACCAGTGATGGTTGCCTGGAGGTTTGCCTGAGCCGACAAGACAACAGCACCCGCGGGAACCGCAAGGGTCGTGTTGGTGGTGACGGCGTTCGTCAATTCGACAATCTCGTCGTAGACCTTGACCTCCAGGCCCTCAGTGGCTGTCTTGCCGAAGCGTGCGACAACGGCGGGGGTTGCGGCACCAGCTATGGCCGTCAACGCCCCCTCGTATCCGACGTTCCGGAAATTGGAGACGTCCTTGCCTGCACTGGCGACAACCGCCTTGCTGGCAACGACCGTTCCGATAATGGCAGCATCGAGAACATTCGCCTCGGCCACCGAGATGGCCGCCGTGGACTGCAACAGATACGACGCAGCAATGCCAGGGTCGGCAAGATGGACTGCGGTGGCTTGGCCCATGGCGTCCGCATTCACCGTTACTGCCGTATTGCCGGTCTGGTCGGTGCAGGACAGTACCAGCTTTCCGCTGGCGGTCGTAGTGGGAAACACCTGCACGGTGCCAGCGGTGGCATCCGCGCCGGCATTCACGGTCGTACCGGTCAACTCGGTCGCTGAGTACGAGGTTGCTGACACACCCGCAACGTTCGTCCCTTCGCCGGCCGCGACGCGCCAGCGATTGCCCGAGGCCGTCGGAATCGAGTGCAGCAGCACCCAGTCTCCCGCCGTGTTGAAGGTAATCGTCGTATTGCCGCCCTGGTCGTACCCGGAGGTGACAGTAAGGACGGTGTCGCCTCCATCGGTGTACATGGCGATGAGGCAGTTGAGGCCGGGACGCACCGGAACGGGCAGGACGCGAGTCTCAATGCCTGCGCTTACGAGAGGCACGACAATGAAGTCTCGGTCCACCGAAATCGACCCTGCATTGCCGGGGTCGTTTCCGACGTACTCGGACATGGACAAATCTTGCAAAAGCCTGTGGGCGCTCATATTGTAAACCCTTTCGTTTTGGTTGCTGCGGAAGCATCCGCATTCATTATTTGATTTCCGAAATCGACGTGTAAACGGTCCCGGCGGCGTTGCCCACCATCTTGATGAAGCGAGCCCCAAGGATTGTGGACGGAAGCGCGTAACACTTACCGGCAGCCACTGTCAACGCTACTGCCGCTTCTCCGCTGTAGACCGGCAGGAATGTTCCGTCGGAGCAAGGCGCGGCATGGAACGTCAGCGTATTGATTGAACTCCCGCTAGGTACGTAGACCATCCCGTAGTTGGCGGCACCGTAAGCAAGCTCTGCGGTGGTCGTCGCGCTGTTGGTTATGGCTAGTGTTTCGTAACGGCTGTACATGAACAAGCTCCTAGTAATAAACGCCGTTGTAGGACGTTAGGTTGTCGCATTCGCGATGGTAATTGAACGTGCCGAATCCAGGACGGTCGCTGGAGTCTCGGTTGTACCCAAGGTAGGCTGGCGCCGAAGCCTTGCGGTCCTGCCCGACGGAAGCAAACAGAAGCTCCTTGAACTTCCCCGCATGACCGCCGGAAGTGGAACCCATCAACTCCTCAGCGGCCGACAGACACGCCTCGATAATCGTCTGCGCGTGCATTTGCGCACCGAGGGGGTACTGACGGTTCGAGTCAATCGCCATCGCATTGACGCGATAGCAGAAGTCCAGGACGTAATCCCCGTCGGGAACCGGAAAGAGCCACAACTCCCAACGCAACGGCCCCTGGCCGTCCGGCTTCTTACTTTTGGTGCAAGCGTACATCGGACGCGAAGCCGAGTGGTCGTTCGCTAATCTAGCCCGGATTTGATGCTCGCCAATGATTTCGATGGGAGAATAGACGACCGACTCATTCTGAGCAAACGTGATGGGTCCAATGATAGCCGAGTAGTCTTGGGGCAAGTCGTAAATGTACGTACCCGAAACGCACTCAATCGACCCCATTGGACGGAGGAACGACCAGTCGTGACCCGCTTGCTCGCCGGGAAGAGGCAGCGGATTGTAAAATTGTCTGAGCCCGTCCTGGATAGCCATATCGACACGACGTCGCTCCTCGGTACTCCAGGCTGCAACATCCCATCCGAACCCCATGAGATTCCCCACACGCTTCAGGAGCGTCCCGTAGGTGATGTCGAGGGTTGTTTCGCCCTTGTCGGCCAGAGGCCACGTCACGTCGCTTGGTGTCTTCCGCGAGTCTGTCGTAATGCTGGCGCCCAGCAGGGCGGTGTACCGCTCTTTGAATTGGGTCCCGCCCTTGATTCGCTCCTCCGCGGCCGACATGCAGGAGGCTAGGATGGTCTCGGCGTGGTCCACTCCGCCCATCGGGTAAGGGGCATCCACCGTCAATCGGTAAGGCACCGCGCGATAACGGAAGTTGATGCTATGAACAGCGGACGGCGCCGGGTAGAAGATTGCTTCCCAGCGTTGACGCGACTGACCGTCACTCTTCTTGGCACGAATGCAGACGTACTCCGGCGGACCCGATTCGTGATGGTCCGTTAGCATATCGCGGAGTCTGTCCTCGCTGATTTCCTGGACGTGGGTTTGCTCCTCTCCGGTGGAGAAGTGCATGTCGCCGATGATGTTTCCCGTGAAGCACTCCGGCATATCGTAAGCCGACGTGCCGGCGGACGTAACGAGGGCATCCGTGGTCAGCAGGAACGACCAAACATGAGGCGGTTGACCCTCCAGGGGCTTCGGTTGATAGAATTGGCGTAGGCCCGATTGAATCAACTCGTCCACCAGGAGAACTTGGTCCCGCGACCACTTTGACCTGTCCCAGCCGTAATCCAGGACTTGGCCGACGTGCTTCTGGATGTCAAAATACGTCAAGTCGAGCGTGAGGGTCGCATCATGCGTGATGGGCCATGTGTCTTTCGGGACGTCCGGGGCCATGCTGCCGTCAATCTTGGCGCTGTTGGCCATGTAGGCGGCAAACCGTTCACGATGCAGGCCCGACTTGTCCGAAGACCATTCCTCGGCAAGAGCTAGGCACGACTCGATAATCGTCTTGGCGTGCATCGCCCCGCCGAGAGGATACGGCGCCAATTCCGAAAGCATCGGCGGGACAATGTCGTACCTGTAAGTCAGGGTGTGCGCGGTACGGGGCGTCGGATAAAACACAATCTCCCAGGTCTGCACGGCCATCCCCGTAGAGGACTTCGGCCGGATGGCGAAATAGGACGGGCTGCCCCACTCGCCTTTCGAGGACCGCAACAGGCGGATTTGCTGTTCGGAGATTTCAGTGGGGGGCGGAATGGCGCTGTCCGCTTCGTAGGAAAACGAACGGGCATTCCCGCCGAAGTCGGCCGGCAACTGGTAGACGCTGTTGGCGTCGGCGAGAGTGATGGTCGCTTGCGGACTCAGGAACGACCAGCGGATGGTGTTTCCGTCCTGGAGCGGTCCGGGCCAATAAAACTGGCGAAGACCATTACGAATCAAGTCCTCAATCGTCGCCGATTCCTCGGTGGTCCATTCCGTGAAGTCTCGGGTCCAGCCAAGGTATCTGGCAATCTCTGACCGAAGCTGACCGTAGGTGACGCCCAGGTCGGCCTCTTGCTCATACAAGGCGCGGACCGGCAAGACTTGAAGCTCGAACGCTGCCGTAGCGGTGGTGGTGTCGGTCAGGGTGAAGGTGAAAACGACCTGATAAAACCTACCGGCAACCGGCATGTAGGACGGCGGAAGCTCGTAGCGGAAGTTGTAACCTTCGGCGTCCGGTTGGTCGCCCGGCCAGGGCTGCAAGGTGTCGAATATCGAAGAAGCGGCCGACACGGTGAACGTTGAAGACAGGTCGGTGTCCAGGTCCTTGACCTTGCAGGAAATCAAGGAAATATCCACCAGCTTGAGGTCGGCGCCAAGAGACGACGACACCCTCGCCATGAGGGAAGCCGTGGAGCCGAGATAAATCTGACCTGTAACTACGGACATCCTAGATACCTCTAATTGAACCGATTGTCGTCCTGCCGCTCGATGCTATCGCCGAAACCATTCCCGGTGAGGAAATAACCGTTACTGCACCGAGCCCTCCATTGATAACTCCCGTAATCGAAAGCCTAGAGTAGGAAATCCTCTGGACTGAACCAAGGCTTCCGCTAATAACCCCCGCTATGACCTCATATTCCGGTATTAAGGTGGTGACGCTTGTCTCAGCTAACCCGTGAAGGTCCGCTGAGCGGAAGGCCCAGGCTGCCAGTGCGTTACTGCGTAATGCGTAGCTTCCTGGACGGGCCATTATGTCACCGTGTAGGTTGTCGCGGTCCTGTTCCCTGACCCGTCGTCGGTGAACCTGACTCTGTCTGTTTCTCCTGTAATTGAGACGAAAGTCTCGGTTCCTGTCTGGCCGCCGTACACCTTGCCAAGCAAGATGGCCGCCATCAGTCGAAGCACTTGACGCAACGTAAACCCCGTCTCCACGCCGTTTGGTTTGTCCAAGTGAGCATCCGCCCCTGCGGTGGCCGTCAGCCATGTGTCCGCATCCGCGGTCTTGATGACTTTCACGTCCGACGGGAAGTAGCCGGTTGCATCCGGAATCCCCGAAACCGTTTTGATGACAAAGGACCTTGGCTGGCAATCCGTCAGCGAGAACTTCAAACCGATGGTGTTTCCGTTTAGGTCTGCCGCCGTCAGGTCAATCTTCCAGGCGCCGAACGTCGAATCGTAGGAGGCGGCGTTGTCGCAAGCGGCTGGGGTGTCGTCGATGATTCTTTTGCAGGTTGGGGTGCCCGTGGTGATTTCGCTACCGTCGGACGTCTTAATGAACGGTCCAATCACGAATCCCGGAACAGCGGTGTTCTTTTTGAACATTAGGCGGCTCCGTAGATGATGGTGGGTGAACTAAACCATGGGCGATAGGCAACTATGGACGGAACGGACATGCAGCCGAAATTGGACGCCTTCTCGAAAATTGACATCGGACCGCGATGTCCACCGAATCGGTACAGGTCAAAGGCTAGCCGCGTATTCAGGTATTTCCGCCAAACAACGCAACCTTCAAACTGGGTTGGCGCGCCTCCCTCATGGATTCCACAAGAAAACGCAGTACCATTCGACCCATAATAAACCTTTGCGGTAGGTAGCCCGGTCAGGTTGGACGAACTGATGACAGAGCCTACTCCGGTCTCGATTAGCGGAGAGCGAAACGTGCGAAACCTAATGCTGTTTCCATCGTATGACGCTAGTATTAACGAGCTAGTTCCTATCACTGAGTTGGATGCAGTCAGTGTCCTGGTTGTCCCGGCCGCTGTGTAAACAGTTATTCTTGGGCGCCCATCCGGAAGAATATCAATCACCCATCCGTAATTACCGCTTGCGTCGCATACTTGCGCATAGAAGAACTCGTCAAGAGGTCTGACCCAGCAGGCACACGAGAAAATATCCAACGGAAACGTCGATACACCAATTTCGGATAGCCTAGTCAAACACTGACTCCCGATTCCACCGAACGTAGCCGCCTTTGTCCCGAATCGTCCGTCAAATGAAGGAACATTCGAGAATCCGTCATCTGGATAACCGTACTGCTTAACAACGGGGGACCACCCATTGTTGAAGTTTGATGCCTTTTTCGCCCAAGCCAGTGGGTATCCGTTCAGGAACGGGAGACAAGCAAGACACATCCCGTCCCATAACTGCGGACGCGCAGCTTCACCTGCATTTTGTGCAATGCAGCCCGGACTAATAACGTCGGAGTATGTCTTTGTTCCAATCATTAAGCGGCAGCCTGGACGTCGTCGGGGATTGGGGTAAGGATTAACTGGTGGTCGGCGTCGGTGTTGGTTAGGGCCTTGGCGGCCGCGTGCATATAAGCAGCGATGGCTACGTACCTTTCGTAGAGGTACAGTGTTCCGCTCGCGCCATACGCCTTGTCAACCGCCTCGGCGTAAACGCCGCCAAACTGCGACGTGTTATACAAAAGCGCCGTACTCGTCACTGCGCCGTCGCCGAACGTAATGCCTCCATCCGTTAGTGCTGGAGTAGCAGAAGCGCTCGAACTCACCGCGAACAGGAAGACGTAGTCAAGACCGGTAGGCGTGGCAACCCACTTCGTCTTGAATCTCCAGAGATACCTACCTGGGAGAGAGCCTGCGCCACGGTCCCAAACATTGGAGATTCGCGCATTGCCGGATGCGAGGGCCTTGGGCGTCCAGAGAATCGTATCGGAATTGCTTCCGAACGTCACCGGAGTACCTGGAGTGTAGTAGACTTTGTTCGACGACATCGCTACACCCCTTTCACGAGAGAACAGAACCGAACCTCGACCGAATGGACCTTTGCGGCCTTGCCTCTGCCGACGACGCTAAGCATGGTTGGCTTCCCAGACTTTTGGCCTATCGTGGAAACTCCCTTGAACGTCATCGGAACGACGTCGCCACCCTTCGGCTGGAACCAGACTTCCGTCTCCGGTGCCACTTGCGTCCAGTCAACTTCGGGTTTCTCGGGCTCCGGTTTCGCCTGCGGACCTCTCATGCCTGGAACAGAATCAACCGGAACGGGAGTAGTTTCTCCCGCAAGGATTCCATCATCGCCAATCAAGGCAACGCAGCATCGCGGAACCTCAACGGTCTCCGTGGAGCAATCCGGCCGGATGGCGAGCGTGCCCGCCTCCACGAAACCACGAAAGACTCCATAGAAGACCCCGGAATCCGTGCGAACTCCAACCCTCACGCTGCCGTCCTGGGACTGATGTCTCCAGTCGATGCGTTCAACCTTCTTCGGTCCCAAAGCGAGACAGAAACCGCACGCGCGAAGCACCGAGATAATACCGATGGTTCCCAGCGGGCCGCTATGACCGTCGATGTGGTACATCTTCAGCCACGTCTCGTACTCCTTGGCGATTTCGCCCGAGACTTCCGTGATTCCGAAACGGGCAAAACTCTCCTCGTCTTGCGGGTGTATCATGTCATTGCGCCTTTCTTGTTACGCCGAAATAATGATTCCTTCCACTTGGCACGGTGCCGTGTTCGCAATCGCGTAGGGTGCAGCCGCCGCGAAGCGGAACAGCGCGGGCTCTCCGGGAAGTAGTTTCACGACGTCGTCTCCAGTAGCCCCCTCCCGGATTTCGACGTAGTTGGTTGGGTCACGATTCACCAGGAGGCAGAAGCCGGGCGTGGCGACATCTCCTAGCTCCAGAACCCCAGCAGTGATGCCGACGGTCTGGGCGAATCGAACGTAGTTGGTCCCCGTCACGGAAAACGTGAGCGGTCCGAACGAAAACGAGGAGGCATAGGACGCCTTCGCGTAAGCGAGCGATGCGGAAAGTGTCAATTCATTTGCCATAAAACCGCTCCTGCTGAAAAAGGCCGGTCGGGACATGGAGGGAACCCGACCGGCCAGGCGCAACGACAACTGCGATTGCGATTAGCCGGCTTGGAAGAAGCCGTACCAATCAACGGAAACGGTCTTGATGGCGCCGGTCGCACTCTGCAACCCGGCAGTGAACACGAGACGCTTGTCGGGGAACGTCGCCAGCGCCATATCGGCCGCCGTGAGGTTCGTCGCGTTCTCGATGTTGTCCACGAACACCTTGATGCGATGGGAACTCGGGGCCGTCGGGTCGTAGACGAAACCTGCCTTGTAGTAGGTATCCGCCACGAGCGTCCCAGCGGAGGCAATCTTCGTGGCAATCGCCACGCCGTCGCCGGCGTTCTGCTGCACAAAGGTCAGCGTATTGCCGGCCGCCTCGTTGATGTAGAACCCCAAGAGGTCCTTGTCGGCGAGGTCGCCGGTGTCTCCGATGAAGGCAGACGCCGCACAACCAGCCTCGGTCAGGCCAATGAAGGCGTTGTAGGTGTTGCCAATCTGGCCCACCTTGAACCGGGTCTCGAAGATGGTCAGCTTATCGCTGCCGGCCGTCGGACTGATGAGACCCCAGGCGCCCGCACCGGACGCACCCGTGAAGCTCATTTCGTCGTTGTCCGTGTCGTCGGTCGCGATGACCAGGACGCCGCCGGACTCGGTAGCACTCTGAGCGATGCTTCCGCCCGTGTCCTCGTAGCTCTTGTAGTGGCCACCCTCGGATGCGTAGTAGCCGACATTCGCGGCCACGGCCATGGAGGGTCCGACGTTCAGGAAATCGTCCGAGATGGAAATCGCATTGGAGAATCCATCGGGCGACATGGCCTGCCCGTTGACGTAGCTCCAAAGTCGGGGCGAAATCCCTCGGCCACCCTTCTGGCCGACATGGGATGTAAACAGTGCATTGGGATGCAATCCAAGCATATTCCTTATCTCCTCAATTCAAAGTGTTTCGTAAAAGGCCCGGCGGCCCGGTGAGCGCGGGCCGTCGGGGTTCCTAGCGTGGCCGAACCACATTAGGCGGAGGTGCTGCCAACCCAGCAATTACGCCGGTTGTAGCAGATGTAGTTCATCCAGTTGTCGATGTGGACTTCCCGGACGGTGTGCTGGCGGGCCCCAATCTTCGGCGGGTTACGCCGCATGGTGGCACCCTTCTTCACGAACGGACGGAATACCTTCCAGTTGATGCCGTACAGCGGGTTGGTCGAATCGTTCGCCGTGAGGTACGGCACCCAACGAATCGGCACGCCGCCGACGGTCACGCGGCCGATGAACCGGGCGACGTCGCTGCCAAGGTTGTCGTTGCGTGTCTCCGCAAGACGCTCCAGGGCTTCCTGCACCGCGTAGGTCGTGAAGATGTTGTACTCCGCCTTGCCGAACCCAAGCTCCGGATGGGGCACGGGCGGCTTGAAGCTGGTGTAGGCCAGCGACTTTTTGATTTTCTTGACCAAGTCCTCGGCCGTGATGGATGTGTACTGGAACGCCCAGTTTTTCCATCGCGGGTACTCGGTCGCGTCGATGCCGGCGGCTCCGGCGGTAAACCCCGAAGGATTCCCACCATTGAATCCGCCATCTGGGGTGGCGATACTCTTCTGCACCCAGAAGGGGATGCCCATGGGCCGCGTGTCGCTCGTGCCGGTGGGGGCCGTCCAGAGGTTCTCTTCGTTCAACTCAGCCAAGTCGCTCATGGCGGCGTGGTCGCGGAGAGTCAACTCCTTGATGATGGTCTCCCGGTCCGACTGGAACAGGTCCTCGTAGATGTCATACGAGAAGTTGGCGGTCTGCATCGCCCAAGGGACCTTCGCGGAAATCGTCAGGTCCTCGACCTTCGTGATGTCCTGCGCGTACATGCCAGTGTTGCGGGCCGTGCCGGTGTTCTTCGTCTTTACCTGGAACTTGATGGTCTCGCCGCCCTCTTCGACGACCTTCTTGTCGTCAATGAGGTCCGAAGAGATGTAGTCCTGGTATTCGAGCGCCAAATCCGTCCACTTCACCCGTTTCAGCAACGGAAGGGTCAGATTGACAAAATCATCAACAAGATTGGGTGTCAAAGCCATCCTATGGCCTCCTTATACGTCCTTGATTGTTACTATCGAATCCGGATTGCAGTCCGAATAGGCCACACTCTAGGCCCCGATTTCGTCTTGCGTCTTGTTCCACCAGTCTACGATGGCTGGATGGTTGGCAATGGCCGAAACCTCATCGACCTTATCGTGGGTCGCTAGTTTCGGGTCGAGTCTCCGGGCAGAGCCGGGCGCCGGGCGCCTACGTTTTGACTGCTCAGCGACTCGCCGCTGATACTCAGTCTTCTCTCGCTCACGAATCTCTTTTGCGAACACGACTTGTTCAGCGCGGCGCAGCAGTACACCAAGCGGAGGAACGCGAGGCTGAACATTAGCTTGGCGAGCGCGGCCAACAATTTCACGCAGCATGGAATCGGCAGCATTGTAAAGCCTCTCCCGTGCCGTGTTGTGTTGCTCATCCAGGGGCACCACTTCGCCGTTGTCGTTGACTGTTCGGCCGAACCGCTCTACGTCAAGCTCATCGACCGCATCGTGGAATCGTTCGAGCCGTTGCGTATGCTCCCGGACGGCCGACGCGCGCCGCTGTTCGGCCATGTAAGTCTTTACGCTCAGCAACTCATTCTGGAGCGAACGGTGGGACTCGACGATTTTGATGTACTCTTCGTCGTACCCAGCCTCTCGCAATTCCGCCTCGCTGGGAAGCTGCAAGGTCGAGGCCGGTTGTCCGTCCGGCGTCTCGGTGGCTTGCTTCCCAGGTTGGGGTTGTCCTTGTCGCGGCCGGGAAGCGGCCGACCCCAAAAGTCCTCGGTCGTACAGGCGTCCTACCCGACGGAAATCCGCTTCCGTCTTGAAGTCGGCCAAGTCATCTTCGTTCAGGCCGTAGCTCGCGGCCATTTCGAGGTGTTCGGGCGTGACCCAGGAGGCATCCGTGCCTCCCTCGGCCACCAAGCCCTCTGACGGGGAACTCTCTCCGGCGTCGGTGCCACCCGCGCCATCATCGGCAACATCGTCCCCTTCGTCCGTGCCGTCCTTGCCGATGTCCCCGTCCTTCGCGTCCGGTTCCTTTCCCGAAGGAACTACCGCGTCGGGATTGTCGCCGCGGGCGATGGCGATTTCTCGCTCCGTCAACGGCTCTAGGGTTTCTTTGGTTGAGACAACCGGTTCTACGGTCGGCTCAGTTTCGTTCTCCAGTGTCGTCGTGGCGTCTTTGCTCATATACTTTTTCTCCATTTCCTGACAAGTTGTCAGTTTATACTATTACTTATACCCGATTTGAGACAAAAAATCAATCCCATAAATCGAAGACCCTACACCCCGTTGGTACTAATTCTCAAGTGAGCGTCGGTCAATGACGTCGAATGTCTCACTGGGTTCGTCGATGGGACCGTCGAAATCTTCATCGACCGGCTCGTCGGGGTGAGACTCATGCAACATTCCGAATCCGGCGACGAGCCGCGCCGAAAAAGACTCGTCCATGGATTCCTTCTGGGAGCGTTTCCTTCTCATCCGTGAACCCTCCGTACTAGCTCCTGCGCTGCCTCAAAGGCGCCGGGGCCAAAACTGAACCCGGTTCCCTTACTCAGATTAGTGAGCCCTCGGTGTTGTGTGTAACGGTCAAAGGCGGCCACGGAGCCGCAATGGACCTGATAAAACTCGGGAACCGACGGGTCTTGGCGGAACTCGATGTCCGTGAATCCGTGTTTGACGCGGTCCTCTTCCATGCCGGAAAGGTTCGTGCAGCCAAACCCCAGGGAATCGCTCACGATGGGGCGAGTCTCACGCGGGGCGGCTGTCATAGGCTTAGCGTCGTGCTTCTCCAGGTGAAGGCAGCGACGCGCAGTCACTCCATCGGCCAACGTGAGGAAGCCTGCATTCTGCTCCATCATGGTGGCCCAATCGACATAAACCAGGGACCCGTCGTCCTCCCGTCGGAAAACGTAGCGTTTTTCGTCCTCCATGCTATTCTCTCCTCCTAACTTCCTTGGATAGGTTGCATTCCGCCGGACTGTTGCGGCTGTCGAGCCATATCGAGCCACGCCTGCTGCTTCTCAATGGCGCGGTTCTCCGGCGTTCCCCCGGTGGCTACGGATTTACGGACGTACTCACGCGACGTCTGCGCGGGGGCGGACGGCGGGGTGGCCGGGCCTAGGTCGGGAGGCGAGCCAGCGTCCGGCGAGGAAAACTGAATCACGTCCCTGAGACGCGGAACACGGAGAAGCTCGGCAAGCATTTCCGTGAGCGACTGCATGTTAATCTGCCCGGACTGGGCCGCAAGCGTCTGGGCCATGGGCATGTAGAGCTTCTGGATAAGCGCCAGCACGGTCTGCACCTTCTGCTCTGGCGGCTGATAGGGCATCGAATGGACATCGACGGTCAGGTCGTAGTCAAAGAAGGTGCCCATGCGTCGTTCTGGCGTCCAGGTGGCATCAATGCTCATCCCTTCGGCGCCTGGTATTGGCATCCGGGCCGGGATAACCTTGACCGCGTCGTTCCAGAGGAGCCAGCCGAGATTGCGGACCACTTTCGTCGTGGATTCGTGGGCCTGCATCCGCATGGACGCCTCCTTTTTCGAGGCACCGCTGGCGATAATCTGTTCCTGGCCCAGGGTGTCGCCCTGCTGCCCAAGACCAAGCAGGGAGGGGAGATTGCCGGCCATGCGGTCCAACAACTCGACCGATTGAATCAAGAAGGCGTGACCCGAGGCATCGGCCCCTCCCATCTTCAGGACTCCTATGTCTTTCGTGTCGGCTACGCACACCCAGTTGCCATCGTCGGTTCTCTGGACCTTGGCAGCGTCGTCCGCGGCGGCCGGGGTGTAGGTGTAGACGTCCTTCTGCCGGCGAGCCTGACGCGATTGCTTGCGAATCAGGTTGTTGCACAACTGGCAAAGACTGCGCAGGTGGGAAGCGGGAGAGGCCGGCATAATGTTGTCCGGCACGTCATTGAACGAGAGCTTGTGATAGGGCCCAAGCTCCGGGCCGTCCCAACCGAAATCCGTCAGTACGCCGCCCTTCCCTTGGAATCGCATCTGCCCATCCATGGCAAACGTGTAGATTCGCTTCTCTCGGGGAATCCAGACGTCCATCAGGTCAATCATGGGCTCGACGTCGTCTTGGTCGGTCTGGTAGCCCTTGGAGAGCATTTCCGTGCGCATCGTCAACTCAGACATCGTCGCCTTATTGGTCGGCGCCAACTCCTCAACGACGCGCGGGTCGTAGATGGGGTCCTCCAGGGTGGAGAATGGCACACGATAGGCGTCGGCCGCATACATCATCTGGTCCCAGCGGGTCGCCGTCATGTCGTGGACCCAATCGTCGATGGACACGCACGACACCGTCGGTGTTCCGGGGTCGATGCTCTTGCCCCACAACTCGACCTCTCCGATGTCGGACAAATGGACCTTGAGGATTCCGATGCAGAAGAAGGCGTTCTTCACCCACTGCCGCAAGACCTCTTCGATGCGAATCTCTTCGAGCATCTTATTGATGGCCACTGCGTACTGCTGCGAAAAGAACTTCAGATTCGAGTGGGGAGTCTCCACTGTGACCCAGGGACGATTCGCCACTAGGGACATGGTGTAAGCATCCACGGCTTGCCCCATGAGATTCAGGTACGTCTCGTAGCGCGGACGCTCCGATTCATGCCCGTACCCAGAACCGGCGTACTCTTCCACCAATGCTTGATTGATTCGCCGGAATGGTTCCAGCTTACGCCACGATGCGTTCATGGCCTTAAACAGTCTCCAGCGATGCTCCTCTTTATTCAGGTTCATAATAGCCTCAATCTGTCCAGTCGGACTCTATGCCTTCCGCGCCTAACGTCTGAGCGATGTCCCATAGGGTTCTCTCATCCCATCCGTCTCCAGCCTTCTTGGCGTCGTCGTATTGTTTTTGCCTCCAGGCTAACGTGCCTTCCGGAGGGTCGGTTACATCATTTCGCTTTTTGTCGTCGGCGTCTTTCCCCATTAAGGGTCTGTCTTTCATCGCTTGCAGACAGACGCACGCTGCAATGACCCTATCGCCGTGCGCCTTGCCTTTCGAGGAATCGTCTTTCGTGGTCGCCGCCGAAGAGTGAGCAATGAGACCATTCTGTCGGACGTACTGTGAGCATTCTTTCACGAGTGAGTCTGAGCGCACGGTAATCTCGTGAGACTTCACGGCAGACTGGAACTCAGAAAACATTTTCTCTTTCGTGGTTTCCGAAGTATGCCAACCAATTTCCTGTGTGCGCTTACGACCTCGACGTGAGTACACTCCACGGAAGAAGATATTCACGTATCCGCGAGACTTGACTCTCGCCGTAAAGGCGGAACCGGGACCATTGATTTCCCAAGCCAAGTAAGCGTTATGGAACCACTTCGCCATCACAATTGCCATGTCAGCAAAGTCGTCGGGTAACATCGTGTTGGTTGCGAACGATGCCACCTCTTCCCCACTACGCAGGTCGAATACTTCAATCGTCGAGTTGGACGACCAGGAACCACCCGAACCGGTCGCTACGTCACAGCCGATAACGTAGTGCCCCTTCTCTGGTTTGTTTCCTGGTCCTAGCGGTCGCCATATCTCGACGGGCCCACCGTTTTTGGTGCTGAAGTCGGGCTCTAGTGTCTCTTCGTTGTAGTCCATTTCGCCCACAACGATGGGAGACATAACGTCCTTGCCAGCTTTCTCGAAAAACTCGTTGCCGAACACGCGGTAAGCAGAACCTCCATAGTCTCGGTCAAGCTCTTGGGCGATGGATTGCGTCGTAGCCCTGGGCCGGTCGCATTCATGGTCGTACCAGGGGGAGCGAGTAACGCCCTCAATCTTGAACCCCTTCTTCCGAAGCCGAGAAATAAGGTCCTTGGATTTCTCCTCGTACTTCGCCGGCAGCGGGTTCTTGGGGTCAATGGACTTCATGTGACCATCGACAATGGTGTACAGCCCGCGGTTCTTGGTGGGGTTGTCTTTCCAGTCAATGGTGATGCGAATCATTGAACTCGGTTCGTGCATCAACTCGTAGTAAGCGCCCTCGGCACCCTTCGGAGTGGATACCACAAGACGTGAGTTGGTGACGTGTTGCGTCGAGGCCATGGCTTCTTCATCGGGACCGCGCTTGAACTTGGCAAGCTCGTCCATGAGGAACCACTTCTTACGGCCGCCGGACGCGACATCTCCCACTGCCGAGTATCCCGTAATCGTAGAGCCATTCGAGAGATTACGTAGCGTATGGTCGCCAAGGTTTCTACGGAAGTCGGGAACCATCCAGGCGGGCAGCTTAGTAAGCTCCCAGTCAATCTTCCAGAAGAGAGAATCCGGGTCCTCGGGGTTATCGACCGCTAACTCATTACGTGAGACAAGGCCAATGGCCGAAAGGGGATTGAACGTCCAGTCGTGAACGGCGAACAGGCAGGCAATCCAGGAGATGCCCTCACCGCGAGACTTCTCGGCGCCGATGTCCTCGAACCCTAGATTCTTCGCAATCGTCTGGATGACGGGAATCTGATGCTCCCACGGAATAAAGGGCACGATGGGTGGAAGAGAGATGCCTCCCACCTTGCGGGGCCTTGGTTCGTAGACCCAGCAGAAGGCAGTCATCCAGAAGAGAATATCCTCGCGACACGCCACTGTGAGCGCATTGCGAAACTCGACGTCCGTCAAGGCGCGTTCCCGCACCTCCAGACGATAGAGGAGATTCTTCTCAAGGTCCCGAGGGACCTGTTTGTAAAACTCGACCATCCGTGGTCCGGTTGCTACTAATCGTTCCAGGACGAGTAATCGACTATCGTGTCGGGCTCGTTCTGTCGGAAATACTTATCCAGGGAATCTTCATCCTGGGTAAGCCGTTGGAACTTGGACGGAGCGAAGGTGCCTGCCTCTTCGTCCCAGTGGCCGCCCTCAATGGGCGTACCGTTGGCCATCTTCGACCCGTGATAAATCGACTCATCACTGAAGGTGGGATGGTTGGGCTTCTTGTACTTGTCGGTGAGGTGGCCCTCTTCAGGGTCGGCGCCGGCATTCGCCTTCCACCAACCACGCATGTCATAATCCGCTAAGTCTTTGCCGCGCTTGTGCGTCTTGGCCCAGTCACGAAAGGCAGACTCTTCGGACGCGGAAAGCGGTGTGTTGTAAAGGTCAAGCATATCCATTAGTGAGACTACTCCTATTCGACGTGTTCGCGGTGCTGGATTCCAGCAAGCAACTTTTTGACTTCTTTGATGGACAACTCCTCCTTGGTGTCCTGATTGGCGACCGAATCACTCTTTTTGTCCTGAGACAAGACCTGCTTGAAGAACTCATGTGGGTAGTTCGCCCAGTGTTGCAGGGAGAACACCGCCGACCGTGAGGGCGCCTTGCCGCACGGCGAGATAAGCACGTCTTCGGCCGTGATGACAACACCCTTCATCTTGTTCGGTTGTCGGGCGAGCCGCGTCATGGCGGGGTGAGAGCGTATCCAGTCCATTTCCACGGACGGTTGGGCCTTGTCGGGCAGGTCCGCTATGGCCGCGCGGAACTCATCCTCGGAAATGCCGGCCTTCTCCTCGTCGGTGAGTGGCGGAGGTGGGGCGGCCGAGGGCAAGAGGCCCGTCTTGACTGCGTTGCGCTCTAGGTCGGGTACGGGCTCCAGTCTCTCGACGGGTTTCACCACCATGGGAGGCAACGGAGGCATCCCGGCGCTAAAGCCGATAAGCCGCTGCGCTTCCTCAATGGAGACCTTCTCAGTCGCCGCGGCCGGAGGAGGAGGGTCCGCACAAAAAACCATCCCAGCCATAAAAAAATACCTCTTGACAGACTCAGCCCGACTTGCTATATTGACAAATTGTCAGTCAATTCCGTGCCATAAGAAAGAGTATACCACAAAAAATCCGAAAAGTCAATAGCGAAATCCAATTATGCGTACTATGGCCTGCATCACCGACCGGATGAAGTGCAAACTTCTGACGGGTAGTTACCCACCCTGCTTGAGGGGACGTCCTAGGCTGCCGGATGAGCTAAAAGTGCCTCATTTTAAGCCTTTTTCCGTTCGTCAGGAATCGAAGTGGACCCACCCAAGATGCCCCGGATGTGGCTCTATCTGGTACGGCGGAGGAAATTGTTGGACTTGCGAAATCCGCAAAATCCATGTGCCTACCGCCGGTCCTTTTGAGCCGGAGATTGAGTTTGGCAAAATCGGGTTTTCGCTCAAACCCAAGCAGGCAGAACGACTTACGACGATTTTGGAGCTTCGGCGGCAATTAGGCGAGCGCCGGCCGGATTGGCCAGACAATGAGGTACGTCCCATGAAAATCAAACCTCTTCCGATGTCCTGTTTCAGTATCCCGGCACTACAGCGCCCCGACAAGGCGTCACGGTCCATCCTGAAGGCACGACAACAACGAAAGGAGAAAGAAAATGCAGCCCGAGAAACCTTGCAGGCCACTAACGCCGCTTGATGGACAGACCTCCCTCTTCGGGGACGTTTTTAAGGACGGTCTTTGGACACGACGAAAGGACGCGCCATGCTCGAACTTTACTTTGACGGACTCTGCGAACCCAGAAACCCCGGAGGTGTTGCCTGTTGGGGATACGTCCTGCGAGAAAACGACAGCGACCCCCAGTGCGTCCTAGAGTCTCACTGGCGAACCGTTGCAGGCGCCCATGGTGTAGCGCGTGAGGGGCCCGAGGCCACTAACAATGTCGCGGAGTGGGTTGCTTTGGGGAAAGGGCTTCGGTATATTCTCGATAATTACCATGGGTGCCCGCACCTCACGATTTACGGAGACAGTCAACTCGTCATTCGTCAACTGAATCAGGAGTGGAGATGCAACAAACCGCATTTGCAACAGTATTTGACACGCTGCCACGAAATCCTTTCCGGTTTGACACTGAACTGGCGCGCGTTACCCATTCCGAAGGAGGACAACCAGGAGGCCAGAGCGGAGTCAAGCGCAGCCTACTTGGAACTCACGGGGAGAGAGGCGCCTGCACGGTAATGGACCTGCGGCCGACGTTCACGTTCGCCCTAGAGCCCATCGTCCCCTGGGGCGAAATGCCTATCGCGCGCTATTATCCGCTCTCCGTGATTGTCGAGGAAGCATCGGCGCGCATCCTGCGTCAGATAGAACGCAACATCCTAAAAGACCCATCACCATAATCTACCCGGAGGTCACACATG